AGATGTATCAAGCGTTATAATTCCCACAGTCGATATAAATGGCGGAGATATTTCGGGTGTTACTATTAGTGGAGGTTCAATCACTTCGGGATTCGGGGCGATTGATATTGGAACTGCTGCAATTGATTGTGGAGATTTAACTATTTCCAGTAAGCTTATTATGCCAGATGTAACCAGTGGGAAAATATTAATTGGAGATGATACGAGTTATGAAGAAGTAGCAATGAGTGGTGATGCGACTATAGCAAGTAATGGTGTTTTAACATTGGCGGATATATCAACCGTTACTCCGGGGTCATACACAAATGCTGACATTACTGTTGACGCAAAGGGAAGACTTACTGCAGCGTCTAGTGGGAGTGGAGGGTCTGGAACTGTGACATCGGTTGCAACTGGCACAGGGCTTACAGGGGGAACTATTTCAACATCGGGAACAATATCGTTGGCGAACACAACCGTTACTGCGGGGTCATACACAAATGCTGACATTACTGTTGACGCACAGGGAAGACTTACATTAGCGTCTAATGGGAGTGGAGGGTCTGGCCAAAAAATACATGTCCGTGTATCTTATAACGCCGCGACACAAGTATTAAGTACGGGTTGGCAACATTTACCACATGTAAGTACTCCGGCAGATCGGGCTGTATACTTGTCTGGTTCACCAGCACGTTCATCTACCCAAAAATACTGTTTATGTGAAGTTACATTGCCACGAATGAGACCTTATTCAAAACTAATTTATTTCGCTATACAAGATTATGAGAATAATAAATATTGGGATGCTCGTGGTGGATTTGGGAATGGATCTACGCCTGTCGCATATGCTGGGCATTATGATGATAACAATAATCAGAATACAATGACATGGAAAATAGTAATTGATTTATCAGATTATGGCACTGGTTGGCAAACAGCAACTTTTAAATTAGGTGCTAAAATAAAAGCAAGTGGAACTGCTTATATCTATGGAAACGGCACGGGACAATACATTTTTAAAGTAACAGAACTCGATTCAGTAGGTGCTACAAGTGGAACACCAGGGTGTATAAGGTATGGTGTACCTTAATAAATTAACTACTTAAAAAATATATTAAGTTTAAGTATAGTATAATATTAAATGAGTCGTGTTACATATTTAAAAGAAATCATTATCAATGATGATGTTAGCATTTACACCATTCTATATGAACTTTATCAAGATATGTATCATAAAAGGGAGTGGGCAGGAGAAAATGGGAGTCATCCATTCACAGGTGATATAACAAGTATCTTCGAACCTCAGGCTAAGGAAGGTGCGTCATTAGAGAATCGCGAAATAGTTATTGCTGCTGCTGGTGGTAACATGACTTATGATGAAAGTTATAATTTATTAGACGGTATGGGGGATATAGAAGCTTCAACTGATATCTATAACGCAATAAAGGAGGCATTCCCCTCAGCTACACGCGTAGGAGCGGTCGACGCGAACGGGGACCCTACAACCACGATGTCTGGTGCGCTTACGCTTCATACGGATCACTTCTCTCGCCCGTACAACGTGGACGACTACTTCAACGGATGGACGATCGTGGCCAAAAATGCCGGACAGACGGGTACGGGTATCATCAGCGATTTTAATTCGTCCGACGGGGCGATCGTCGTGGCGTGGGACGTGGTGGTCACGACCGATACAAATACGAAGTACACGATGCTCCCTCCATCGCACGTGTGGTGGACATGTCCACCCGCAGATATTATTATTGATCGTTATAACCTTTTTAAAAGGGAAATGGCGATTGAAGTCTTAAAACAACAAAGGGATGCAATATTATCAGAAACAGAAAAGTATATAAATCCAGATTATCCTCATAAATATAAATCGAAAAAAGATTCTTGGAAAACATATCGTCAAAGTATTCGGAATTTAACTGAACAAGTTGAAACTTTAAGTAAGCCAGCCTGGTCAAATCATAGCCGCAATTGGGGCGATGATATACCATTTGATGTTGATATGAAAACATTTGATCCAACCAAAGGAACATTACGCCTTAAGAGTAAGCAAGAATCACGCCATGCAACTTCTGCAAGTAAGTTAGAGAATGATTCTAATTTCTGGACAAGTAATGATACATTTGGGGGGTGGAAAAAGACTGTCAACGGCGTGGAAGAGAATATTACTAGTGGATTTAATCTTACAAAACCGGATGAAACAGATGATTCGGGAGAAGATGGTAAAAATATATTTATTGTAACAGTCGTTGACAAAACAACAAATCACCCTATCCAGGGCGATTCATCCTACGCATTTTTAATTGATGATGTTGAGGGTGATTTTTTAAAACTAACACCCGGGACATATCAATTTGATCAATCCCATTATTCAAATAAAGGGTATAAAATAAAATTATTTATAGGAGGGGGTGACACTCTTACCGAGTTTACTGATAATGTATCATACAATGGGAATGCGGGTGATACAGGTGCTTATTTACAAGTAGTTATCACTGAAATGACACCTTTCTCACTTCAATATCACCATGAAATGCATACATCATTAAATAATGTTAAAAATATGGGTGGGTATATTCATGTAGGGGGGACTAGAATGCCACCTCCTTTATTGGGATTAAATATTGATAGTGGATCTACCGGAAATACTAATCTAACCATAAAATCTAGTAATGAGGCTGATGGAGAAGCACATTTAACAATGATTAGTGATAATCATGAGCATGAAGGTGATGGATTCCAATTAAAAGTTGTGAATGGGATATTAACACTCTCATCAGACCATACGAAAAAAGAAACCTATGATAAAACAATATTAACAATCACCGGTCATGCGACAGATACTTCAATTTTAACAGAGATTACTGGTGATTTAACTGTATCAGGGACAGTTGACGCTACTATTGGTGCTACTACACCCGCGGCAGGAACATTCACCACATTAACAGCAAATGACCAATTAGTAGTTAATGCAGGTGCTACTATTACAAGTGATACAACTGATGAAATAACATTAGCAGTTAAAGGGATCGATTCACAAACTGTTAATTTATTAACAATTGGACTGAGTGATAACACAGATAAATTAACGGTATCTAATGCTGGCATAACTACTGCTGCTTCTCTGGTAGCGACAACGGCTGATATAAATGCGGGTACAGTGGACGCTACTATTGGTGCTACTACACCCGCGGCAGGAACATTCACCACATTAACAGCAAATGACCAATTAGTAGTTAATGCAGGTGCTACTATTACAAGTGATACAACTGATGAAATAACATTAGCAGTTAAAGGGATCGATTCACAAACTGTTAATTTATTAACAATTGGACTGAGTGATAACACAGATAAATTAACGGTATCTAATGCTGGCATAACTACTGCTGCTTCTCTGGTAATTGGTAACGGTGATACATCTTATACCTTACCTACTACACGAGCGGACGCTTCGGATAAAGTATTGACAAGCGATGCTAGTGGGGGAGTAACTTGGGAAACACCGAGTGGTGGGGGGGGCGGAGGAGTAATATCAAGTATAGATAATTTTGCTGATAACCGTATTGTAACTGCTGTCGGGTCTAATGGATTATACGGAGAAAGTGCTTTAAAATTCAATTCGTACTCGGCGGGTAATTACCTTGATTCTATAAGCGACTCCGATGACAAAGGACTTCATTTTTTAATTAACGGTTTTACCCGTGTGCAAATAGACAAATCAAAAATCAAAATGTCAGCAATCACAGAAATAGATTCCGCGGCGCTCTGGCCGTCCATAGCATACTCAGCCTCTCTTGGTGCCGCGACTCTCGGGGACCCCGAGTACGCACCCCTCCGTCTCATACGCGCCCCTTCCCGGACAGACACACAGGCCCCAGATGAAACAATGGTTGCGTTAGCACTAAGGTCTCGTCTCAACACCCCAAACTCCGGGAATTCATCTACGTGGCCCTATGCTAAGAAAGATTATGGTGTTGGTTTAGATTTTGAAGTTGAGACTGGTCGCTTTGCCCATTATACACCAGATATCAAAATAGGGGCAAGAATTGAAACTGTATTAATATCTGATGCTGCTTCAGGGAACCACAGCAATCCTCCTGAGGTAGGAGAGGGTTTTGACCTTGTTTTCAATACAATGTCAGGTGGTGCACCAGCAACAGAGGCATTGCGTATCCACGATAATGGTAATTTGACACTTAAAGGTGACATAATATTAGATGGTGGGGGTTTATTTCAAAATCAAATCAATGGTTCCGATATTGAATTTAAAACTAAAACGGGTGGAGGGGATAACGTATCTATGATTAAAATTAATAATGGAAGTAGTATAGACTTTTGTGAAGGTTATGAGGGTAGCCCGTCGGGCAGCGGGATGACACTTAACGCTTCTAGTGGAGATTTATCTATTCGCGGTAAATTAGTAGTTAATGGTGGATTATCTCTTAATTTAGGAGTAACTAATGCAACAGGGGATATGTTTTACAGGGATAGTTTGGGTAATTTTACCCGATTAGCCAGAGGAACAGGAGGTCAAGTATTGAAGATGAATGAAGCAGGAGACGCTCCAATATGGGAAAATGAAAGTGGAGGAGGGGGCGGAAGTTTACCTTCTGGGCTTACTTATAATGATAACGGGGCAAATTCTATATTTAGTGTTATAGGTAATATTACTGCTAGTAAAGATATAACTGCATTCCAGTCATCTGATATAAGATTAAAAGAAAAGTTAGTTACTATCTCAGAACCAAATGAGAAGATTAAGAAGATAAATGGTTATGAATTCGATTGGAATGAAAAACATGAAATATATAAAAATACACATGATGTCGGAGTAGTAGCACAAGAAATAGAAGAAGTCTTACCCGAAATAGTTATAGAGAGGGACGATGGCTATAAGGCAGTGAAATATGAAAAAATAATTGCTTTATTAATTGAATCAAACAAAGATTTATTAAAAAGGGTAGAAGAATTAGAAGAATTAATTAAAAAAAAATAAGTTAAATGATAAATTTAATTTAAATGACCCTAATATTAGTTTCTAACCAATAAATGTAATAACCACCTTACCGTGTCCGTCGCCAGCTTGACCTGTCGTAGCAGATTTATTTGTTCCACTATTAAAGGATCCACCACCATATGCATTTCCAGAACTGGACCAAGATCCAGTGGTATTTCCACCACTATATCCTCCACCGGCGCCAGGGACGAGACCAGCTCCTCCTCCACCACCAAAACCCCCCTGTGCAATTGCCCATGTTTCTACCTTCCCTCCTCTTGAACCATTTTTGTAGGATTGTGGGATAAACTCATCATGATATTTCGATGCCCAGCTGCTGCCGGGGATATCTAATCCAGGGCGCCCATTTCCTTCAAACCCTGCCCCGGTGAATCCGTAATACCACCCACCGTTGGGCACACCACCTTGACCAGCAGACCCTGTATATGTTCCAGTTTCTGTTGTTAAACCATCCCCCCCTGGTTGTTGTCCGATACCACTTGTCCTCCCGCGTCCACCACCACCTCCACCCGCTATAACTAATATATCACTTATCTCTGCATTTTGCGGAGATGCTTTAACAACATATGTACCTCCCCCACCCGCACCTGGTCTATGCGTATAAGTAGTGGAACCAGAACCAGAACCGTCTCCAAATGTATGCCCTTTTTGACCAACTACAATCCAAAGAATATCACCATTTGTTAAATTAAATGTCCCTGTTATAATAGCACCTTTACCTCCGGCGGCGCCAGAACTAGTTGTATTATAGTGGAATCCAGTGCCTCCCTCCCCTCCATGCGCGGTGATTGTATATGGTCCCGATATAGGGACAGTCCACTTTTGGATACCTCCTGACTGGCCCACTACATCAAAATAAGATAGATTATCCCAAGGTTCATTGTTTCCATAAATGTTTTTACAATCTGATAATGTTGGACCATCCATCCCATCTGCACCACAATTTGTAAATGTATGTGATGTAAATGTATATAATCCTGGGGGGGCAAATGATCTCCCTTTAAAATGGGTATTTATTGATATTGGTGCTGGGTCATCTGGTACCGGGTCTCCATCTTCAAATGTGGTGCCGCGAAAATAGGATAATTTAATATTTGCCGAATTAATAGTGCGTGGAGTCCCTGATTCAGTTGTAGCAGTAATTATAATTTTTCCATCACCATCATTATCTCCCGAGACCTGATCGATAGATATTCCTTTGTTATGTGAACCGCCTCCAAGTCCATTTGGATCACTATAATATTTTTCCGCACCATCACCACCATACACCCCGCCTCCACCCGCCCCCGAATGATATGACGCTCCACCACCACCACCAAAACCACCAGACGCTCCATAATCACCTGAATTGGATTCGCCACCTGTCCCTCCCTCACCGCCATTCTTAAACGAATATCCACCTGTGAAGCTCGGTTCCCAGACAGTGCCATCACCAGCACCATTACTAATTAGCCCCCCTCCTCCGCCAGCGCCATACTGACCAGAAGCCGCCCCTCCTGCTGTGCTTTCCTCATGTAGCATCACACCAATACCTTCCCCACCATGGGATGTCATAGAAACGTTTCCTCGTCCACCCCCTCCACCTGCCACCAACTGTAGGTCATCAAGGGTAACAGTTGAATAGTCATCCCCTTTTACAAAAAATGTGCCACCACCCCCGCTTGCGCCCGCTCCCGCATTTCCGCTACCCTGGTACGTCGACCCTTGTTGACCACACAATATCATATATTTATCCCCCATTTCGAAGTAAAACCGTGACTTCATTCGCGCCCCTAACCCCCCTCCGGCTGTTCCTGAGGGGACACCGGGAATACCTCCTCCTCTAGCCCCGAACACTTCAACTTCATAATACCCATGATCAGGAACAGTCCAAACTTGTATTCCATTAACACCCGATTTCCCAATAACATTAAGAAAATTAATATCATTCCAGGGTTCAGTATTTTCTCCATAAGTGGTTTTACATTGGTTTAATGTTGGACCAGTATGTCCCGTTTGTCCACAATTTGTAAATGTGTGCGTTGAAAAATCATAAAGTCCCCCTTCCCTTAGAGATTGATGTCCAGATGCATTTGTTAAATTAGATTTTATATATGTATTTTTTAGAGTCATAAAAGTAATGACTGCTGGTATAGGGATAACGGATATGCCGGTATCTGGACCTTGTGGTGTGTCCCCAGTGGGTGGGGGAGGGGGACCCGCTCCTGAAATAGTAACCTTCCCATGCCTTCCAACAGTATTTCTGGCGATGGTTGTGTGGTTGCGTTCCCATTCTATATCAATATCTGGGGTCACTATGGAATATGAACTTCCACCTCCTCCCGACCAGGCTCCATTATAATTACCTCCGGCAGCACCACCATTATACCCACCTCCACCACCACCACCTACGTGATTAGCATGTGGTTGAGACCCCCCTCCACCGAACCCCCCATAGTCCCTGGCCCCACCATAACCCCATATAGTAGCCTGCCCACCCTGACCCCCATTTGTAAACGATTTTCCGACGTTGGAAGAGAGAGAGATGTTGTTGTAGCCTCCGGCACCGTCCCCAAAAAATCCACCGCCACCACACGCACCCTGAGTCTGTCTGGTACCGTTTGATGCGTACTTACCACCACTACCATTTGTTCCACCTGGATTCTTATTACCAGCAGTATGGTAGTCATATGAATATCCACCATCCTCTCCAACTCCACGTGCGTTAATTTCAGGGGATTGTCCATCATGAGAATTATCGTGCGGCCCATGCCCCCCCCCACCACCACCACCAGCAATTACTAATATATCGGAATTCTGCGCCGTGTTCCCTTTAACAGTTGTGACGTATGTTCCACCGCCCCCACCGGCACACCTGTCGTAACTTCGGCGCCCTCCTTGTCCAACTAATATATAAATAACCGTCCCTGCTTCAAGTGTAGTAGTAATTTTTACATATCTACCTACACCCCCATACCTTTGTGGTGAGTAATCCCTTCCGTCCCCACCACTGGCTCCCCATGCCTCTATACTGTAGAGCATTGTAGTTGGTACAACCCATCGTTGAATTCCGTCCACTTGCGTCACTTGCCCTTCCAGGGACGTTCCGTTATATCCAGCAGTACTGTTTGGACCTATGTAAGTGCTACCACCGTTTAAATTCGTAAAATTGTAAGTGCTAAGTTTATAATTCCATTTCTCGATTGATTCACTATTAAAATATAATCCTTTGATATTAACATTATCTGATTCTAATACCCAATTCGCACCAACTTTAAGATTACCTGTTGAATCATCTGATCCTCTTATATTTAAATTCAGATGTTGTTCTGTTTCCAACGTTTTTAGAACATATTTCCATTCAGGAGATTGTAAAATGGCACATCCTAGAAAATCCAAGGATTTTTGAATATTAAATTTTTTGATAAATTCTTTGAATGTCGTCCATGTATCTAAGTTATTTATAATCATAGATGAATCAGTCGGAATATTTTCAGGATCATCGTCCCCCGAAGGGGAAATAACCCCAGTATCCTCCAAGGGCAAAATATCTTCATCCGTACTGGCAGTAGGGATAGAGATTTCATTTTCTGGTGGTGGAGTTGGGTCTTCAAGATATTTTGAAATTAACATTCTATTTTCTTTTTCTAGAAAAATGAATTCTGGAACATTACTTTCGTGCGCAACTAATGCTAAATGGTTTAAAACTTCTATATTATTTTCGGAAACTAAATTTTCATATTTTGCAAATATAGTATCATATGTATCAGTTAGTTGATTATACGTAATAGAATATGTATTATCATTACACGCGTTTATAATTTTTTGATAATCTTGAACATTATCATTTACCAATAATATATTACTCATAAGATATATATATATATATTAAATAATATTTATATAATAACTTATCAAGATATAATATTTATTCTGATTATAAAAAGAAGTTTAAACCTATCGGAATCAGATATTATATAAATATTATTTAATTGAAATCAAAGATCATTTTAATTAATTTAATCATTATCACCCGTGTATTCATATTTTTTAAAAAATATACCCCCAATAGTTTAAATATTTAAAACTATGCATCTTAATTATAGAAAATGGATAATCAAAGGTCAGTACAAAGAATAAAACAAAACAAATATTATGAAGCATGGGACATTTCAAAGAAGTATTCCAATATTCTTATGAATCATTCAAAAAATGATAAAAATTTAGAGATGTGTTTTGCGATTCATAGTCAGTATATCTCGGAATTAAAGATGAAACGGATTAATTTTTCGAATACTAAGAATTATATTCAAGTCTGGGATACTCTATTAAATACACTTTTAAATAATCCAAAAATTGCTGTTCAACGAGGTGCTGTAAAACTACTTCATCAAACAAATGTTCAGAGATCATTTAGAAATTAATCTATAATTAATCTTCCAGATGGATTATCCCCTACATTTTCGATCCATTTCGGCATCCAATAATATGGAACAACATTTTCAAATCCATTGTAATATTTTTGATATACAGATAAATAATATTCTTTTTCTGGTAATTTATACTTTTCCATTGTGTAATCATTTATGATTTCATACCACGGTTTTTCTTTTTTTGATACTCCATCGGAAAAGCCATCTTTCCTTCGCCACACGATTTCTTCAGGTAATTCTGTTTCAAAAGATTTCCTTAATAAATATTTTTCCATCCCATCCCTAACAACCTTCTTTCTTGGATCAATACTCATATAATATCTCATGAATTCTTTATCAAAAAATGGAACTCTTATTTCCAATCCAGCACCAGCCGTTGTTCTATCTGACCTTAAAACATCAAAATATTGAACATCTCTAACTAATCGTATTGATTCTTTTTGAAACTCAGTTGGATTTGGAGCATTATGGAAATATAAATATGATCCAGAGGCTTCATCACTTCCTTCACCACTAAATATGACTTTAATATCAGTATTGTCGCGAATATACTTAGATAAAAGTAACATTGGAACTGATGCCCGTACAGTAGTCGTATCCTTTGATTCTATTTGATAAATTGTTTCATCGATTGCTTCTAACATTTCTTTTTCACTCACAATAACATTAGTATGGTTTGTCCCTAGATAATCCGCAACTTTTTGTGCAGCTATTAAATCGGGTGAATTCTCTAAACCGATTGCGAATGTCCGAATATTTTTTGGTTCAAAATATTTACAAATAATACTTGTGATTATACTACTATCTAAACCCCCTGATAGTAAGCATCCAAAGGGTCTATCTGTAATTAGTCTTTTATGGACAGCATTGTTTAATTTTTCATGAATGGAATTACAAATATTTTCATCTGAATCGTCTATTTCATTATATTCATAATCATTGTAGGTATATTCGTGATATTGTTTTGTCTTGGCATAATACACTGAAAAACCCCCAGGTGGATAAAACTTCACATTATTACTCATTTCTGTTAAACATTTCATTTCTGATGAAAATCCATACTTCCCTTCATCATTGAAAAAATACAAAGGTCGGATTCCATAAGGGTCCCTTCCAACCATAATACATTGTTGTATTTGATCATAAATGATAAATGAGAATACACCATCAAGTTCTTGAATATATTTATTTATGGGTAAGATTGTTGCTAAATGTAAAATGACTTCACAATCACTCTTTGTTTCGAATGAAAAATTATATTTTTGAGCAAGTTCTTTATAATTATAGATTTCTCCGTTACAAATTAATGTTAAATGTGGGAATCTCTTTATCTTTAATGGCTGATTACTCTTTTCATCTAATCCGTTAATTGCTAATCTATGGAACATAAAATATATCATAGAATTATTTTCCCCATGAATAATCAATTCCTGAGTATTGTCGGGACCCCTATGACTACATTTCATTCCATTTTTTGATAAAGAATAATCGAAACTTCCTTTATCCGAGAAATAACAAAAAATACCACACATTTATTTATCTACTTATATTTATTTATACCTTAAATATTATAGTTCATGAATAATAAATACGTTGTAACTATTTTAATCATTTTATTTTCCTATTTTTTATTGAAGATTATATTTAACAATACGGTTCTTGAAGGAAATGAAAATCAGGAGACGGATCCTAGTCCTAGTCCAAGCCCAAGTCTAAGCCCTAGCCCTAGTCTAAGTCCTAGCCCTAATCCAAGACAAACAAGAGATTCTTGCGAATCATGTATTTTAACCAGTAATGTTGTTGGAGATCAATTAACTGCTCCATGTAATGGGGCAAAACGACAACAATTTAATCAATTAATCTCATCTAGTGGGTGTTTATATCCTTGCACAACGTCCGGTGGGGGATCAAATGAAGATCAAGAATGGATTAATGAAATAACAACAAATATAGGTTGTGGAACAATTGAACAGAATATTAAACATCAATCTCAAATATTATTATTTGATGGAACCCTTACTGAATTATTAGCGTTCAATAATATTGATAAACTCATATTTATATCTACAAGTTATTTCTATAATTTTCAGTATTTGTTACCTTTTTGTGTTTTATTTGAAGTAACTGGTTTCACCTTTACAACATATGATCAACAAAAAGTGAATACTATGGTATCCACATGTGGTAAGATCCACAATGAATGGTTCAATGATAATATTCAAGCAATAGGTATGAAAACAATGAATGACATAGAAGTCTTAAAACAAGATATAACGAAAATATCTCCCTATATTCTTGAATTATTGACTAAAATCAAGGCGATATATCCTGATATCAATACCTCAGAAAAGGTAACAACATATATGAATGATGAAGTAAATAAACGCCAAAACAAAATCAATGGAATTGTGTCTAAAACAGGAAGTAATCTCGATAAGTTCAATGAAGGTCTGCAAAATATGAACAGTCTTTTTTCATTTGTAGTGTCTATTATGAAAGATTACAAGGATTTAACTGATGAACAGATAAATAATACTCACACTGAAATCTACGAAGCGTTTGGAATAATTCAAAAGGAAATAGAATATATGAATACCAACAAAGATTCATATCAAATAAAAGCAAAAGAATCATTGGGATTTCAGAAAATGAGTTTTGATTTAGCGTTGACTGTATATTGTAAGGTGAACTGGAAAACATCGGATTCTATTGTTCAATCAAAAATAAAGGAAGTTATTACAAAAAATAATATTCCATTACTTTGCGAAGATAAAAAATGTATTAGTAAAGATAACCTTACAACCGTAAATTGTCAAGACAGGGGATACGTTCAAAATGCAGGTAATATTAGTATTGGGTCAGTAGCCCATGATTCATACGATGCGATAACAAAATGTTGTTCACTTAGTTACTTGGATTCTGTTAAATTATATTTGGGATTCAGTTTATAATTAGTATGTGTTTATAATTATTATATATATATAACTATAAAGGATGTCATTATTAATGGAAGCTATTTGTGTGGGTGTTGCAACAGTTATTATTGGAACACTGGTTGGTTCAATTATTGGTAAATATTTATCAGTTGACTTACCTGCATTATGCAAGAAGTGGAATAAGAACCATATTATGGAACTATGTCTCTTTTTAACGGGTTTCTTTCTCCATTTACTGTGTGAATATTCGGGTATAAATCGTTGGTATTGTAAAAATGGTAATGCTTGTCGGTAATTTATTTAACGGCGAGTATCACACCCCAATTCCCTCTTTCATAAAAACTTGTTTTGATTTTCATTGAATCGTCAATTAAGTTTTCTAATTCAGTTTCTTTAAAAACATGATAATATCTCTTACCTAATAAAACTCCTTTTTTATCTTTCCAATTAATCCAGTTATCTTGCTGTACAAACTGTCTTCGTGAATCAGGTTCTTGTTCAAACGCCCAAACTAATAGTAAAATTTCACCACCTTTTTTTGTAATTCTCTTTAATTCTTGGATTGCTCTTATACGATTCTCTTTTGTTGATAAATGATGAAGCACCGCAATACATATTGTATAGTCAAAGCTATTTTCTTGAAACGGTATATTTAGGATATCTCCCTCAATAACATCTAAGTTTTTTTTTAAACATATTTTTACTAATTCCTTACTAAAATCACAACCATAATTACGGCAGTCTTTCCTATAAAGCATATTTTTACCATTTCCACAACCTATATCACCGATTATAGAATGTTTTGGAACTTTATCTAAAAAACTTTCCACACAAGACCAGGGTCTATATCGGCTATTATCAAATTCCTTTGCAATAGCATTGTATACATCTTTGACAGTTTCTTCTTCGTTAACCATGGACTTATCTGTTACATCTTGGGAACAGAGTATCAAATTTTTTGAATTGTAACGTTGCATTGATCAGTAAAGTTTTTGACTAATTCATCATTTTTATAATCAGTTAAATACTTAATTTCTTTTACCTCCGCCGCTAATAGTAATCGGCAACAAATGATACATGGATAATGTGTAACATATACAGTTGCCCCTTTACAACTTACTCCACGTTTAGCACAATCGATTAATGCATTTTGTTCAGCGTGAAGTGTGGCTTGTTCGTGATTATCTCTTACAATTGAATTATGTGGACAACCGGGTAAGAATCCATTGTATCCTTGTGAAATAATTCTATTGTCTTTGACTAATAAACACCCAACTTGCAATCTTTCGCAAGGAGATCTTTCTGATGTTACCCGGACTATTTTTGAGAAATAATCATCCCATGATAACCTTTCCATTTTATAAATTTGATTGAATTATCTTAAAATAATAATCAAATATGGATAACAATATTGTAATTAAAAGGACATTTTGTAATAAATGCTATGAATTTTGGGTTAATAAACATCCTTTATTGGCAATCGTAATATGGTTGATGATACTATTATCTATGGGTATAGGTATTTCAGAATTAGTGAAAAAATAATATTTAAAGGGAGTATAAGAATAAAAACTAAATGTCTTTTAAGGATAAACCTTTAAAAAAAATAGTAGCTGATACAAGAGTCACTATTGATGCATTACACAATGATATAGTCAAAGATTTTCAGAGGGAAAGAGAAGAATATTTACAAAATATAACACTTGAAACTCAACTACAAAAAGAATATGAAGAATCTCAATCCGAAGAAATACAGATTCAATTAAAGGCACTACGTAAGGAAATAAAAAAATACAATGCATCCAAGGAAACTGAATATTATTTCGATACTGGGGAACTACTTACTGAGTATTATGAAAAAAAAGACGGAAAATCAAAACAAGAAAATCAGGAATTAACAGTTTTAGATTTTATGAATCAAACGAAAGAAAAACAAAATGATGATAAAGATTCATTAATCAATACCTATATGGCCACTATTGATGACAATACAATACCTAAGAATATCAATTATAATATCGAACAATGTCCTCTTTGTGATATCATATTAACTATGAAGAATATTGAGAGTGTTTTATTATGTGAAAAGTGTGGATATACAGAACATATCATTATTCATTCCGAGAAGGTATCATACAAAGATCCCCCAAGAGAATCTTCTTATTTCGCATACAAAAGGATTAATCATTTTAACGAATGGTTGGCGCAATTTCAAGCGAAGGAAACAACAGATATTCCTCAACAAGTCTATGATGGCATTATGATTGAATTGAAGAAGAATAAGTTTATTAAAATAGAAGATATATCTTATAAAAATGTAAGGGAAATATTGAAGAAATTAAAATACAATAAGTATTACGAGCATATTCCGCATATTATTAATATTCTCAATGGGAAAAAAGCACCCATATTAACTCGGAAATATGAGGAACAATTAAGAATGATGTTCAAAGAAATACAAACACCATTCATGGAACATTGTCCAGAAAATAGAAAAAACTTTTTATCCTATTCCTATGTATTACATAAGTTTTGTCAGCTGTTGGAACTCGATGATTTGCTTATGTATTTTCCTTTATTAAAAAGTCGGGAAAAACTTCAGCAACAAGATAAAATATGGGAAAAAATATGCAATAGTTTACAATGGCAATATATTCCCAGTATTTAATCATAATTCCATCTAGGGTGGGGTCCACTTTGAACGAGATGGAGGACGAGCCTTTCTAGATTTCTTCTTCTTATTGGTTCGATTTGAAGTGAGTGAAGATCTTTGTGATATTCTTGACTTTCCACGTCGTCCTGCGTCACGACGACGAAGGCTTCGTTTTCTTCCATCTTGTATTTCTGTGTGAGAATGGAGGGTACTTGGATACTGATTATTATATATGAGAGTATCGAGTACTTTTATAGTTTGGAGTTTTCCTTGGATATCGGATATGTTTCTAAACTCATTCACTATTTGAGTATTCCCCTCTTCTATTGTTTTTCGGGTTTGCTTAACATATTCATAAAGATCCTTATATCCAATATTATTGGATAGTATAGGATTATCGGGTTCATTTAGCTGAGCTTCAAAGTTATTAAGATCAAGCTGTTGCTGCGCATTTAGTGTCCCCCATCCCGCATACGTCTCGCCAAAGTTTTTCGTTTTATAATCCATTAAAGCTCTCGCCCGTATTCTCTCCGCCAAATTCTTCAATTCTTCTAAGTTTGCTGTTAGAGATCTACCTAAGCTATCTAATGTCTGATTTAATTTTGCTATTTCAGCAAAACTTTTACGGATCATTTTATTCCATTCCACTTTAATTTGCTCCTTGTAATAGAAAGCCCATCTCGGATATAACCTAATTAATTGTAAAGCATCTGGATTATATAAACAGGTTGAACTATAAATAATTATTTGTATTTCTTCGTCTCCTACGTGTTTCGGTAAAGTTATATCTATTATTTTAGATAGTAAAGAATTGTTTTTATCATCTTGATCATGTAAATAAACTGATTCACCTGTGCCCGTGACAGGCATCCAATTAACAGTACCATCAGCTTCTTGATTTATGTTTGTGTATGTATAATCCTTTACATTCTCTCCGTATGTTTTTTCCAATTGAATGATTCCTGTATTAAATCGGCCATCATCATATGTAAAAAATATATTTGGTATGTCATTTATGCTATGTTTTGATATAGGGGGCCAGCGTAGTTCGGACATACCGAGAGACTCAGCCAGTTCCTGCGGCGTCGGCGCCGCCCCTGCTTGCCGCGGGTCGTCCCAGGTTGTTTGCTGCGTGTTGTGGTCGATGAAGAACGTCCTGCCGTCGTCAGTGTTGCGCGCCTCCCAGCCAGACGGCAGCTCCGCAGACGCCGGCTGCACAGTGATGCGCATCCGCATCCCCGGGGACGCCCCGGCCGGCAGCTGCACATTCACGCGCTGGCCACTGGGGAGCTGCACCGGCCCCTGCTGCTGCGGCTGCACATTTTGCGGGACCACGAACTCGAACAGCGAGGTCCCCTCGCCGGGCGCGCTGGGCAGGCCCGCCGCCTCCACCTGGATATCCTTGTTCAGGTCGTTCCATGTTACGCTTTGACATAAATTAAAACGGTTAAACCATGTCTCGCCATCGATCCCTAGACCGAGCCCCTTAATCTTCTCCTGTTCATCCACAGTTAACGTATCCCAGTCGCCCTTGTCCCAGACCTCAATCTCGGGTATCGGTGGCCAAGTTTTTGACTCGCTAAGAGACGATATATTCGTCCATTGACTTTCAGTTAGTTCGGGAACTCCCGCGCATATATTGAATCGGTCTGACCATGTACCCTCATTCAGATCTATCTCCAGTCCCATAATCTTCTCCTTTTCATCCTCAGTTAAATATCCCCATTTCTCCTTTTCCCAAACTGGCATCTCATAAAATACAACCCATTCTGGACGGTCTCTATCAGGATTTTGTAATTCTATTTTAATAATCCTTCCATACGCTATTTTAAATCGTAAGTACTCAGAAAATTGATGTTCTTTATTTTTAAATTCTTCTCCAAAATACCCCGTTTCGGTTGTTTTTGAGGTTAATACAATCGATCCAACAATACTTTTTGTTTTTAAGAGAACGGTTATTTTTGTGTCTGGATTTAGACCGGGTATAATCTTTTCTTGTAGTAAACCATTTGGTGCTAGACCCCCATGAGCACTATGATAATATGTATATTCACTTTTTTTTTCATCTAATTGTTTAGAAAGATCGTCTGCTTCTTCGGAGGATAAAAAGTCAATAGTAGACATTTCATCAGGATCAACAGGGTCAACAGATTCCATAAATATATATATATATTACAAATGTTTTTTATCATTATTTTCAACAATTACAATATGGGGCATAAAACGATCTAATAAAGCAAACATTGAAGAAGCTAATAATCCAACGTAGATAGCGTGTTCATTAATGATTGAACAATTTGGAATATAGAATGTAGATGCTGTTACAACAAGTAACATAATCATATACTTTAATAGATTCTGATTATTAAACATTTATTATTATTAATAGATATTAATTGCGAAAATAATATATTATTTAATTGTATAATGGAAGAAAAACTAAATAATGGAATCGTTCCCAATATTCAAAAACCAACGCAAAATATGATCATGACAGATGATGTTATCTTCAATAACAATCTAGGGAGTTCATTAAAAGGTATTATTGAACCCTCAAAAACAAGTCAAATATTTTTTTCAGAAGAGAATATTGATGTTATTCAACAAACTATTCGCTTTCAAATATTTAAAACAAAAGAAAGAATTATTTCGAAACAATCCAATGAAGAACTCATTATTATTATGAGATCAATTTACCTTCAATATGGAGATTCAGGACCCACAAATGATAGTAAAGTTAAAGTTCATGTAAAGGGGCTCAATGCACGTGTAATATCATTTTGTGTAAATAATATCTCTAACCAATTAGAACAACATGATCTATACATTGATAATATAAGTAGTCTTCCAGTTCCTCTTGACAATCCACAATATGAAAATAAACAAAACTATACATACGACACCACCAATATCATTTAATCCACTTCGTCAATCTGAGGACCTACGTCCTCCGGATCTGGATTAGGACTCATACCCTCAGGCATCTGTGTTCCTTGACCCATTAATTTCATCAAGATTGAATTGTATTTTCCATTCAATTCTTCGAACTTTCCTTCAATATCCTCGGAACTTAGATCATCATTCAGTAACCATTCTTCTGTTTCTTTTATTTCGGTTTTCATAGTTTCAACTGTTTCAAGTTCATCACTAGTCAACTTACTTTGAATATCGTCTCCATCAACAGCGCTTCTAGCTCCATGAAGCATTGTTTCTAACTTATTTTTAGCTTCTATCTTTTGTTGAACTTTAAGATCGTCATCCTTAAATTGTTCCGCTTCTTGAACCATTCTTTCAATATCTTCGGCCGATAATCTACCTTTGTCATTCTTAATTGTTATCTTTTCACTTTTTCCAGTACCCTTTTCAGAAGCTTCGATATTCATAATACCATTGGCATCCAGGTCAAAAGAAACTTCAATCTTAGGAACACCTCGTGGAGCAGGGGGAATTCCATCTAATTGGAACTTTCCTAATTCATTATTATTCTTTGTTAAAGGTCTTTCCCCCTCAAATACTTGAACAGTAACGGCATTCTGATTGTCCTCAAAGGTGGAAAAAGTCTGTGTCTTCTTCGTAGGGATAGTTGTATTCCTTTCAATAATTTTAGTCATTACACCACCAGCAGTTTCAATCCCCAAAGATAAAGGAGCAACATCAAGTAGTAAGATGTCATCCGCTTTTTCATTTCCAGAAGTGGAGTTCGATAGAATCGCAGCTTGAACACAAGCCCCATAAGCAACCGCTTCATCGGGATTAATTCGTTTGTTTAATTCCTTTCCATTAAAAAATTTGGACAAATTCTCCTGAACCTTTGGAATCCTTGTTGAACCTCCGACAAGAACTATCTCATCAATTGAATTTTTACTCACTTTTGAATCTTGAATAACCTTCTGGACCGGATCAATACATTTACGGAACAGGTTCATACATAAGGATTCAAACTTGGCTCTTGTAATTGACGTGAAGAAGTCGACACCTTCATAAAGCGAATCAATCTCAATTGATGCAGTTGTTCCACTGGATAGTGTCCTTTTTGCCTTTTCACAAGCTGTTCGCAGACGTCTACATGATCTCTTGTTCTCAGTAATATCCATCTTATGTTTTCTTTTAAACTCATTAATAAAATGCTGAACAAGAATATTATCAAAATCTTCACCTCCCAAATGTGTATCTCCAGCTGTCGCCTTTACCTCAAAAATACCATCATCGATATTTAACAAAGAAACATCAAATGTTCCTCCACCCAAATCAAAGATCAATATATTCTTCTCTCCATCTTTATTATCTAAGCCATACGCAATTGCCGCTGCGGTAGGTTCATTAATAATCCGCAAAACATTCAATCCAGCTATTGATCCTGCATCCTTAGTAGCCTGTCTCTGAGAATCATTAAAATATGCCGGGACTGTTATAACAGCATCTGTAACTTTTTCCCCAATGTATGCCTCGGCTGTCTCCTTCATTTTTGTTAAAACCATTGATGAAATCTCCTCCGCATGATATTTCTTCTCTTCCCCTTTGTAGTTTACATTCACAACAGGTTTATTTGAATCGTCCGATGTAACCTTGAAAGGGAATAACTTAATATCCGATTGAAGAGTAGGGTCATCATACTTCCTACCGATGAGTCTCTTCGCATCAAATACAGTATTTTCAGGATTAACAGATGATTGATTCTTAGCTCCATCTCCAATTAGTCTTTCTTTATCTGTAAATGCCACATAAGAAGGGGTTGTTCTGTTCCCTTGATCATTTGCTATAATTTCACAACGATTGTTTTTCCACCACCCTACACAACTGTATGTTGTTCCTAAATCAATACCAATCGCAACCATAAATATACATAAGATATATGAATAATTTTTAAATACTTTAATTCATTTATAATACTTTAATTCATTTATAATCAAGCATAATCGATCCATAATCAACTTGTCCTCCAATTATATCAGAATAATCTGCACGCTGAACAACTGTCATCGGGACGATTAGCAGAAACGTATCTTTCTGTTGTAATTCCTTCCAATATTGATCACATGCATATTTGGGTTCATCTTTGGTTTTGATTAACATTTCTAATCCTTTTTCCCATTGATTAATTAATGTATCATAATAAGAACGTTTCACTATGTAAGCTGCTGTTGTCTGGCAATTTTTAACTCTATATAAATCATCATTAATAACATCATAGGGTTTATAATTGTTACCACTTAACAAAATAACATCCCAATCAATACCTGATTTTAATAATTTATTTAATTTTTGATTTGTTTCCCCAGGATTTAAAAACTCCACATCATCTTCAAATACTGCCACATAATCCCAATTATTTTGTCTCGCTTCTTTTAAAATTGCTAAATGTGATTTCGAACAACCAATCGCTCCAATTGTATCTTTCACTGCATTCAATCGTTTTGGATTTGTAATTCCGAACTTAGTTAATTCACGAATTGATTCTTCTTTTCTATCAGTTCGGTGTTCTAAATTAATATAATATGTATTTTCAAAAAGAATTCTATTTTCCGGTAATAACTGAACTGTTTCCTTCTGTTTGTATTTAAACATTAAAAACATAAATAATAGAATCATAAGAATAACTATTCCACAACATAGTTCTGTATAGTACATTAATATATATATATATTATTAATATTAATTCTATCTTAACGGATCATGGAAAAAGAAGAATTGTATGAATATATTCTGAATGTATCTCATCAGAAAGATAAAATAACTCAGTGGGTTCAACATGATTATCTTAATTGTCCATTAGTTATTTGTGGTCAAAAAGGAACATTTAAATCAAGTATTGCTCGTTTCATATTAAAAGAGAGAACACTATTAACAGTTGATATTCAATTTTGTAAGCAGAAATTACCATTTCAAGATTATATCGAAGAATCACTGTACAAAAAAAGTATTTCTATGATGTTTCAAAAGAATAGTAATGTCTATAAAGCTCTTATTATTGATGATATTACATATATTCTTCAACATGATAAAGCTCTTTTTAAATCCATAATGAATTTCGCAAAACAAAAAAACAATCATCCGATTATCTATATCATTAATTCAAATGATAACAAACAGATACGTTCATTGTATCAAAAATCATGTAAACTATATTTAAATTATACACTTGAACAAGAAAAATACATCATTTATAATTTTATCCTTGGTAAGGATCAACATATAACAGAACAACAAATAAATACATTAATTTATAAATCGTATCATAATTTTAATAGTATTCTCACCAATCTACAATTTCATCAAAATGATATGAAAAACCTTCTCGAATATGATAAGACAGAATACGAAATAACTGACTATACAAAAAATATTCTTCATTCGTCAATAGATGATATATATAAAAAAAGTTATTCTGATTATACTATTATTAGTCTCAATATACTTGATAACTTTTCCAAATGGTTGTCAAAAGAAAAGAAACTATCCCAAAAAGAAAAACATTTAATTATTGAAGAGATATATTATCTGAATTGTATCGGGGATTATTATTCAACGTTTATTCATTCAAATAACAATTGGAATTTATATGAAAATATTATAACATATTCCATAATGTCTCCTGTATTGCTTTTAAGGTTGAGTCACGTTAAAGTAGGTGATGTTCAATATACTAGTTATATTAGCAAGTCAATCATATATACACACACTCATAAGTTATTGAATAATTATAATCAAAATCATAATTTATTATCATGTTTTTATTATTGTTTTTATATGTATTTTACGACAACAGAAAAACAGAAATATAAATCAATACTTATGAACTTTATTCAACAGTATTCTATGGATAAGAAGATAATTGAGAAGTTTTATAAAATATACAATAAGTTTTACCTACTTGAAAGTAAACACCGATTAAAATTATTTTTTGGATGATTTGTATTTTGTAAGATCTCGCTTTGTTAATTCATATCCCCAATGAAGCAAGACTTGACGAATAACAGGACTAATTGTATAGTCGTTGAAGGCTTTTTTCTCACGGATAAGCATGTTCATTAATCGAGTTCGGAATCGTCCATTCGGACCTGCTAATTTTTTCCATCGGTCGATTTGCCTTTGGTCATCTTTTGTCCTTCGCCCTCTATAAAAGCGACAATACCATTGAAACCACCCATAAGGGTCCTGCTTAGTGATCCAGCCTTTGTTTTCCCAATCTTCAAGTGAGGAACCACATTTTACACCATATTTATTGATTTTTTTATCATAATCCTTTGATATTACATTTTTATGAATATCATAACCTTTGAACCATGATTTCGGATATTCTTGAATAACACTTTTAGACGTATGTTTTTTTCCAGTAACAGATGAGTATATAGGTCTAAAATATGTCCCTCCAAATGATCCTTTTCGTAAGACTTGTTCCGGAGAAACATTTGGTGTAAAATCTGGATAATCTTTAAAAACTTTCATTATATAGTTCACATAAAATAATTTATAAAGATTATTCATTTTTAAGGATTACTTTTAGATTTAGAATAATTGTTATTATTAACACTAATAGAATAAGTATGATTGCAATAATTAATTTTAATAAATAAGGATAGAGTTCATCAATGATCTCCTTTACCAAAGGATTTAAGATTTCATTTTTTAAATATATTTGATTATCTTCTTTTTTTATTTCCCCAGCTATTTCTGTTAAGATATTCTTTATTATTTCATTTAATCCCATAATATTATATTTTTCACTATATTATTTCCACTATATATTATTTATAGTAAGAAAACATAAATAATATGTAAGTATTATTTATAATGAAAACAATTATTTTATCTATCATAGGTCTCTTGATTTTATTGCACATTTGCGATATAAAGGAAGATAAATTAACACATAATATAAATACATTACTTATAAATACCATTAAACAGACGAACCCATTAAGTACATACAAAGTATGGACATATATTGAATTGGAGAATACTCCGAAACAGATTCAATTATTAAATGAATCAATGGAATTACCTGTTTATTTCAGGAAATGTATTGATAGGATTAATTTTAAAGTAAATGTCCTCCACCCGTACAATATCCATGAATATTTACCCGATTTTTCAATCCCAATGGGTAAATCATCGCCTTTATCATTGAAGAAACGAGTGGATCTATTATTTGCCCATATATTAGACAATTATGGTGGATTATGTATTTCCCCCGGGACAATTGCATACGATCTAACAGAACCACTTCGTGAAATATATCTACATGACATCGTTACATTTGGATCTTCAACACCTGTTTCAGCTTCACAAAGCGATTTATATCCCGATACTTATATTATAGGATCACCGAAGGGTTCGGAGATTATAAAGAAATACAAAGAAAAATTACTCAACGATACATTCCGGAATAGTTCTGATATTCTTTCTGAATGTTTAATAGAAGGTGAATATAATAATAAATATTATTCTTCGAAAACAGTAGGGACACATGATAATATGATGAATAAACTAACAGTAGATGATTACCTTAATAAACAACCCATTCACTTTCAGAATAAGAAAGAACATTTAGCAATAACAATACCCTATAATCAACTCATTAATAATAATGAATACGCATGGTTTTTAAACCTATCCGAAGAACAATTGAATCAATCAAACCTTGAAATAGTTCGTTTATTGAATGAATAATTCTATTTAAACGTAAATTTGAAAGATAATCTAGTACTATTATAAAAACAAGTGAACCATTTAATGGGTATTAAATCGTTGACACAAAGCATTCAAAGATATTCACCTGAATCAATTCAGTCAGAGAACCTTCATAAACTTTCAGGTAAAAAAGTAGCTGTTGATGCTAGTTTAATTATTTATCAACAACTTTTAAATAAATCTAAAATTTATAAGAATAATGAAGGAAGAGTAACAAACCATATTATAGGGCTCTTTTATAAAATTATGAATTATATTTCATTGAATATAGAACTATTATTTGTATTTGATGGAAAACCACCTGATAATAAACAAGAATGTATTACTTTGAGGAAGGAAAAATCAGAGAAAGCAAAAGAATTGACTGAAAAAGCTGAAACACAAGAAGAAAAAGAAAAATACAAGAAATCATCAATTCGTCTAACAAAAGAAATGATTGATGATGTTAAGAAATTACTTCAACTTATGGGAATCGCGTATATTCATCCAAAGGTTGGAGAAGGTGAAGCATATGCAAGTGAATTATGTAGAGTAGGTTTTGTTGATTACGTCCTCACAGAAGACATGGATACTATGGCTTATGGATGTCCTAAATTAATCCGTAGGTGTGTTGATCGTTCTATCAAACGTAAGGATCTTATCTCAATCTTTGATTATGATAAAGTGATTGAGGGTTTTGAAATGGATTATAAACAATTTATTGATTTCTGTGTTCTCTGTGGTTGTGATTATTGTCCAATTGTTCCTAAAATTGGGAATATAACTGCTTTGAAATTATTCAAGAAATACAATACAATCGAAAAAATAATCGAAGGGACCAATTATGATTTTCCAGACGATTATATTAACCAATTTAACCTTGCAAGAGATAATTTCCTATTGTTTCGTGGTAAGTTAGATGTTCACTCATTAGATGTAAAACAATCAAATAGAGATATTCAAGGATTGTCTGATTTCTTGATTCAAACAATGCAAATGAATCCTAACCGTGTTCAAAATGCTTTAAAAAAATTCCATAATAATTATAAGTAATGGCAGCTGAAGAATTGTGTGCAATTTGTTTAGCCCCACTTACAAATAAAAACAATACTTATCAATTAGAATGTAAACACACATTCCACACAGATTGTATTATGAAATGGTTCCGAAAATCAAATAATGGTTCCTGTCCGTGTTGTATGGAATCTCCTATAACTAATAATTTTTATTACAATTATTACGATCCTTGGCACGCAAACTTCTATATTGATGAAAGATACAAAGTTTTAAAAAAGCAAAGTCGGAAAGATAATCAAGACAAATTAAAAAAGAATGTCCAGAAAATATCCACAAAAGAATCAGAATTAAAACAGATTAAAAGTGATATTCGCGAAATAAAAAAGAATGAAGAATATCAACGATTTGTAAAAGATAACCGCATTTTGTATCGTAAATTAAATAACAAAACAAATACAATCCATAGAATGAAAGCCAATTTAATTGCTAAGTATCCTGCGATACTTTATAATTAAATATAGGTCATTTTTACTGAATCCATTTTTGGATTCTTTTTTTCAAGAAGTTCCTTTGATGATTCTTTTTTCTCATTGATTGATTTACAATTGTGAGTATGGGTATACCGATGTTCTATGCAAAATACACCACCACACATACAATCGAAGTGGATCATTGAACATTTCTTTTTACAGAATGTGCATTTGATTTTTTTTTTCTTGACGACTATTTTCGCTTTGTCTTCTTTTTCTTTCTTATTTATATTTTCCGAAAGAGGGGATATTTCTTCTATGTGAATACTATTCTCATTTCTATCCTTCGTCATGATCATAGTATTTTCTTCCATTATAATATCTTCTATTATTTATATTAGAGTTCAAATTTATTTAAAAAACGTCCATCCCCAGCCTCTTCTACCCGGATGAATTGCAGGAGCACCACCTTCACAAAGATAAATACCATCTTTTTTAAAGTTACCGGAAGTACTTCCACCTTGTAAGATTTGTTTTAATCGCTCTAAGTTTCTGTCTAATCCTTCCCCTCCATCTTGATTAATTATCTTTTTTCCATTCCATTCACCAATTAAATTATCATCTTGACGAACCTGCCTTGAATCAAGATCATGAACATATTTTTGATTGTTGTAAATTAAGATCTCTTCGTCCACATCTAACTGAAACATTTTCTTTTCTTTCTTTTCTTTCTTTTCTTTCTTTTCTTTCTTCTCTTTCTTCTCTTTCTTTTCTTTCTTCTCTTCCTTTTCTTCCTTTTCATTATCACATTCTTTCTTTAGTTTTGATTTCTTCCATCCTTTTAACCCTTTCGAATAAGTTGATATATTTGTAAACTCATTTTGATGTAACAGTTCGCTAAGATTCTTTGATGCATTACAATCCTCGGATGCACAATATACAATAATTGGAATATCATATATCTTCATTTTCTGTAGTTCTTTCTTATTACGGATAGCTTTCTTTAATTCTAATATGATCTTCTTTTTCACATTTTCCTCATCTTCATAATGGATATAAGGCATACTAATTGAACCCGGTATCATTTCCCTTGTTTCTTCAAGTGCATTTATAATTACATGATCTTTCGCTTCAATAATCTTATTCAGTCTTTCTGTTCCAATGTCACAAGTGACTTCACAGGTTTCTATTTTTTCGGACCATTTATCTTCCTCTTGATTCATCTCCACATAATGAACATGTCTTGGATACGTGACATTACCTACTTTATAAGGTTGGGGACAATGTAAGAAGAATGTTGCTTCTCCATCTTCATTGGTTTTAACCATTCCATGATTTCCCTTTTTATAAGCCTGTTTCTCTGATTTTATCTCAGTGGAAGATTTACTTTCCCCTGACGCCCAGTACAATACAGAATTATTTTCTGTCAGACCTTCGATGTCCATCTTAACTTGTGAATCTGTCGCTTCCTTTTGGGGTTCTTTTTTATTTGGATCATATTTATTAGCGAGCGTTTCACGAAGCTTCACTTCTTCTTCTGATGGTTTAACAGAACTTTTTTGTTTTAGATGACATGTAATAGATTCCATTTATATACTAATAATATTTAAAATATATTTTTTATACTTTTGACGAAGGGTCTAAGATCTCCGTCGACTACGAGATCTCGGTTTCCTCTTTCTTCTTTTTGTTTTCTTTGTCTTTCTTCTTTTTGTTTTCTTTGTCTTTCTTCTTTTTGTTTTCTTTGTCTTTCTTCTTTTTGAACCACCTGTAAAAGAGGAAACAGATTCAAGTGTCATGTCCCTTTCATTTATAGGGGAATACGTTGTGTCATTACTTGTAACCGTATCATAACCGTTATTAATTAATCCTTCTCCTGTTCCCCACAAGTGGAGTATTGTAGTTAAACATCCCCTTATAATTTCCACATCTTTATTAATACTCTTGTTTTCCAAGTTCTGTCTATTATATACAATAGAATCCATTGGTAAATTACCAATGGATTCTATTGGTAAATTACCAGGTTTGAATACATCAAATGGTTCATCTGGTTCATCGAAAGAAAAAGGATCAGATGATCCACCCGCGGCTGCCTTGGCCCGCTTGGCCGCTAGCCCTGTAAAGCCGGATGGGGATGAATCCTCGCCCGCACGCTTGCGGCTAGCCGGTGCGGCTGCTGCTGCTGTCGGAGCGGCAGCTGTCGTCGGAAGTGAGACATATCCTAAATTTTTGCCCAATTGTATTATTTCAGGTGTCTTACTTTTTAAAAGATTTATTTGAGATCTTGCTAAATGATAGATTATCGGTAAATCATTGGGGTTTGCTTGTAATCTTTTATATTCTTGCTCTCCACTTATACTATTGTAAGCTAAAAATGAACTGTAAATGCTACCACAACCAAAAACAATTAAACCATTTAAACCACCATTTCCTTGTAAAAACTCATTATAATTATCAGCAACCCTTTTTAAATTCTTCATGAAGGTTGATAAAGGTAAATACAGGGGATCTTTTCTTTTTTTTCTTTTATTTCTATTACTTTGTTTTACTTCTTCTTGATTAAATCTATATTTCGCCGCGCCGCTACATCGAATTATTGATATAAGATTTTTTGTTCCTATCATATGTTCATAAACTATCTTAGCAATTTTTTTATTTACACTCAATTGAATAATATGATTACCATTTACATTTTCATATTTTACATCATATAACATTAAACTACATTTTGCTTGATTAAACGCCATACATGATAATAATAACATTCTATTTTGTGCCTGAATACATAATTTTTCAAATAATTTATAACATCCCTCTGGGAAATCGAGATCAAGACTTTCAAATATCTTTGTCAGTGCTAATGACATATTAATATAAGGATCGCCCGCTTTGTTGCGCAGCTGTGAAGGTAGTCCATTTATAATTAATTGTAATAAGCTTGGGACTACATGTTCCCATTCATTGCTACAAACAAATTTTATTCTTCCCAAAGAAACCGGTTGTTTAGTTCCGTAACAACTATTAAATTTTGTCTCACCCTTCTTTTTATGGGGTCTCAATGATTGTTGATGGGGTTCTTCACTATCTTCATCATATTCAATAGTATTTGCTATAATTTTAGCTTGTTCAGCAGGTTCATTTAATTCCCCTTCTTTTCTCGCTTTCTGTTTTCCTCTATTTTTAACTCCTAATATAATTTTTGTTATATCTGATGATTGTTGCCGTTTAATAGTATCTAATTTATCCTTAAAACTAGTAAAATAATCAGTTGTTGTAGGTGTTTTAAATATTGGGGGTATTTTAAAACCATCACTATGATATCGATGAATAATATTTTTATGACTAGTTATATCTTTTGTATCCTCTATCTCCTCTGTCATTAATTCTAATCGTTGTTTTAAATCTTCAATCATTCGAAAGTATGTTAAGCGATAGTTTTCAATTATCTCTCGACAATATTCTCTATAATCTGTAATTGTCTTATTTTGAGGAATTTTATTTACCACTTTTTGTAATTGTTTATGTAATTTTTCAATTTCTTTTATTTCATTCAGCTTTTCATTAAATGTTCCTTGTTCTGTAATAGTGTTACCGTATAAATAGGAATGTAAACTGTTTATTTTTTGAGATAAATCATTAATTAATTTCTCAATAGTTCCACAAAAATCTTTGCCGTAATGTGATTCATGAGATAGATATTGATTATATGCTTTTTCATGGTTTGGTGTTTCCGAAGCAACGGACTGATAAGTTGGTGCTCTTCTTGATTTGGTTTTGAGGAAATCAAGACTTTCTTGTATGTTTCTTTTATTTATTTTTAATCCTGATAGATCACTTGCTAATTTATATAATTCTCTTGCTTGACTTTTATCTGTCTGCCTCTTCGCCTTTTCTAAATAATCTATTGCTTGATCTATTCTTTCTTGTGAATTATAATCAACGCTCATATACTATTATCAATATATTAATAGATTGGCCTCTTCTCTAAAACCATTGAACATTTATATGTGATTGGATTATTTCTTTTGAATTGTTAACAATTGATTCATATTTATCATCAAGTGGAGAATTAATAATATCAGCAATTTCTTTCTCTATATTATCAGTATATCCAACAACATAACAATTGAAATCTTTACGAAATAAATCTCCTTGTTCAACCCATTCCTTATGAAGAATCAATGCACAATCATGATAGATTGCTTCTAAAAATGTATATTGAGTTCCCCCACCATCTCCTTTAATTATCGACATATCAACTACAAATTTACAATCATTCAATAAGTCCTTGTTTTGATATTTCATGGGTAATTCTTTCGGATATTTTCCTTTCCAGTATTCTGTAAAATCCAAATCTTTTAATTTATGATGAACATACAACCGATTCTCAGCACCAAATAATTGTATTTTCTTATTCTCATCTGTAATTAATTGATTCGCTTTTAAAATAATATCTGTATGCTTATCGAAATCAATCCGTGAAATGGATACAGAATAATAATCCGAAACTTCATCACTTTTCAAATAATCATAAAATGGATGAATAATAAAATCCGAATCAATACCAAACTCATTCTTTATGAATTCTTGAACCGTCTTCCGTATTGTTATTATCTTGAAATGATCAAGCATAGATAACAAAGGATTGTTCTTTCCTTTCAATTCCGTCGGATCGTGAATTATTAACATCGTTCCCTTTGGAAACAAATGTAAGTATTCCCAATAGTGTTTATCAACCGCTGTAATTACTTTATTCTTTAATTCAACAATCTCTTTTATCTCTAAGTTTCGGTAATCAACCCCATACCCATACTTTCTCTTCTTCGCTTCTGTTCTTTTTCCAATTTTAAATAATTCACAATTATATTTTAAACATAAATGTGATGTAAAAGTAACCCAGCCTCCATAAATTGGTTTAGCCATATAAATTAAGTTCATTGTCATTTATTATCTTTCTCAGATTATTTCTTTAATATTTAGAAAAATGATTCCTTCACAGCAATTCTTTTGATAGTGTTATCTCCACCCTTTTTAACTTTTTTTTCTTTTTTCTCTTTCCCATCATAAGGTGTCCCAAACATTTCCCTTTCAAGGTCAGGTAAACCTTTAATATCTACTTTCTCTAATTCTTCAATACCTTCATCTTTTTCTTCTTCTTCATCTTTTTCTTCTTCTTCATCTTTTTCTTCTTCTTCATCTTTTTCTTCTTCTTCATCTTTTTCTTCTTCTTCATCTTTTTCTTCTTCTTCATCTTTTTCTTCTTCTTCATCTTTTTCTTCTTCTTCATCTTTTTCTTCTTCTTCATCACATTTTTCTAAGAGTTCATACTCATCACCTTGAAGGTCAATATCATTTAATTCTACAATTTTATATTCCTTTTCTTCTTCTTCTTCTTCCTTTTCAGGAAGGTTGATGATTGAGCGATATGGATTGATGGGGACTAATGTACTTACGTTATCCCTCATTTTTTTGTGTTTCATCTTTATTAATGATCTTTGAAGTAAAAAACTATTTAGAAGCATTATTCAATATATTATTAGTTAATATATTTAAATGAGTCAAAAAAAAACCTTAAAACAATATAATAATGAAGGGGAAATAGAAGTTGGTTTAGATGAGGCGGGTAGAGGGTGTTTATTTGGACCAGTTTGTGTTGCGGGTGTTATCTGGCCGAAGGAAGATCCTGATCCATCAATTGTAATTAAGGACTCTAAAAAATGTACCGAGAAATACAGACAAAAATGTTTTGATTATATTCAACAACATTCAATCGCTTATTCAATTCATATGCTCGACCATGAAGAAATTGATACAAAAAATATTCTTCAATGTTCAATTGAGGGAATGCATCGCTGTTTAACCAGTATTTCAGAAGAAGCTGATTATAGTATGATACTCGTTGACGGTAATCATTTCCAGTCTTATTATTGTCCTGTTAAAGATGATTTCATTAATCATCAATGTATTATTAAAGGTGATAATGAATACAAAAGCATTGCAGCAGCAAGTATCTTAGCGAAAACATATCGTGATAATTATATCATTGATATGGTGAAAGAACATCCTGAATTACAAAAATATGGGATAGAAAGGAACAAAGGTTATGGAACAAAAGAACATATGAATGCGATTCGCGAACATGGAATTACTCAATGGCATCGTAAATCTTTTGCTCCTTGTCAAGTGGATTAATCAAAATTAAGGACTACTTTTTCTGAATCTCTCTCTTTCGTAATCATGTCTATTTGCATAGGAATGACTTGATAAAATAAGCTTTTTTTCCCTTTGATATATCTTTCCTTTGAAATTAATGTATGGTTGTGCATTTTAATAAATTGTCGTAAAATAGTTATACATTTCTTTTCATTTAATCCGACTAAATATATTTTTGATTTACAAGGGATATAGTATCTTTCTAACTCTTGAATCATATTATTTACATTTTCAACCGTTTTTAGATCTGTTAAATTCGTTTTAGTGAATGAATGGTTATCTTCCAAAGAAGAAATACCGAAGTAATTTAAAAGTTCCAGAGTTATTTTTATATCCGGTGAAACTTTAAATAATTGATTCTTCATATTTTATAAATTATTTTAATTTTTAAATAAAAATATTTAAATTGAAATGTTTAAAGGTGTAAATAAAAAAATACATAGTATATAAATAATGGATACAGCTGACACAGAATTAATAAATCAATGGAATATAATTGATACATTTTTTAGAGACACAGAATATTATAAATCACAACATCAGATTGATTCTTTTGATGAGTTTATCTTTTCAGAAGATAATGGATTGCGGAATATCATTAAAAGAGAGAATCCATTTATATTGTATAAGGGTGGTTCGGGTGAAAAAGAAAACTTTGATTACGAGATACGAATTTTTTTTGGGGAAACCTTTACAGATGGGGAACTCGATACAAGTGTTGAGAATATTTTTATTTCTTCACCATCTATCTATGATAATAATGAATTAAAGGCTATGTTTCCGAATGATGCCCGATTAAAAAACTTAACCTATAAAACAAGTATTTTATGTAATATTGGGGTTCAATATATACTGAATAAGGAAGGAGGAAAGGTTATTTATAAGAATTTTGAAAAAGTAAATATCGGTTCGGTACCTATTATGATCCATTCGAAACTGTGTCTCCTCCACAAATTAGATCCTATTAAATTGAGTGAATTTGGTGAATGTCCCTACGATCAAGGAGGATACTTTATTGTGAATGGAAAAGAGAAAGTTATGTTGTCACTTGAAAAGAAAGTCAATAATATTTTGTACATTAATAAATCCGCAGAAGATAATATTATCCTTCAAGGAAATATTAAATCAATTTCCAATGAAGGTTTTCAATCTTCAAGAACAAACTTGGTTTCATATTTTTCAAATACGATACGGAGCCGTATCAATGGATCAACAGTTACAAGGAAAGAAAACACTTTTAAGGTCCGTATTTTGGGTTTTGATATTAATATTCCAGTATTTATATTGTTTCGGGCATTAGGATTTGAAACTGATAAACATATTTTATCATTAATTGTCTATGAGAATGATAATCAAGAATTAAAAGAAAAATTATATGATTTATTGATCCCTTCTGTAAAGGATTCGCACCCTATATTCAATCAGAAATCAGCTTATAAATTATTAGCGTTGAACACAAAAGGTAAAGAAGTCTATAATGTTTACGATTTACTAGTGAATAATTTATTTCCAAATTATGGCGATAATTTTGAATCCAAAGGTAAGTATTTGGGATATATTCTCCGTAAGATCCTATTTACTCATATCGGTATTTTCAATGAAACTGATAGAGATTCATATATTAACAAACGTGTTGATCTTCCGGGATCGTTATTACTTGAATTGTACAGAGAGTTATGGGGTAAGTTTAAAAGAAATACATCGTTAAAAATAGATGCCGAATACAAATTGAATTATGAATCAATGGCAGATACAGACATTTCAAATATTGTGAATGAAATTAATATGGGGAGAATTTTTGACAATACAATTATGAATACAATTGTGAAATCATTCGGAGCTCGTTTTGGAACAGGTATCTCTTCGCGTCAAGGTATTGTTCAAGATCTGAATCGTAATGTTATGTTGGGAACCTTGTCACATATTCGGAGATTATCGATCCCTCTTCCTGCTGGATCAAAAACAATCGGTCCCCGAAAACTTCATAGTTCTCAATGGGGGTTTGTATGCCCTACTGAATCACCTGATGGAAGCAATGTAGGGATTATTAATCATTTGGCGATTGTTGCCAGGGTCACTACAAATATAAATGATGTTGGTCTGTATGAAGCTTTATTAGACGCTGATGTTATCATTCTTCAAAATGTTTCTCCGAAAGACCTCTATGAATCAACAAAGGTATTTTTGAATGGAAGTCTCATAGGGATTCACATGGATCCCCGAATGTTATTTAAGTTAATGAGGTTATTGAAATTAAATAGTTTCATCAACATTACTACATCGATATCATGGAACATTCAGAGCAATGAATTTCACGTTTTTTCGGACTCCGGTAGGATAATTCGCCCAGTATTCTACTTGAAAGAAAATGAGAAAGGAGAGAAATACAATGAACTATTACACGGTGATACGAGATATATTGAAACGTGGAGGAAAGCGATTCATGGATATTTATATTCTGTTATTGAAGACTTAAACTTTAATACCCAGACTTATTTCAAAGGTGAACTTGAACAAGTGAAAGAAAACCAAAAAGACTATATGGCATTTCTTGAAAAAACATCTGCTGTAATTGAATACATTGATTCTATTGAATCGGAAAACTCATTAATTGCAAAAGATATTCAAACCTTTGAAGATAGACATAGTCACTGTGAAATCCATCCATCTCTTATACTTAGCGCGGTTTCTCTCAATATACCATTCCCTGAACACAGTCAATATCCAAGGAATGCATTCTCTTGTCAACAAACGAAACATGCCGTTGGAGTCTATTCTTCCGCATATAATACACGATTTGAAACATTCGCTCATATTCTTCATTATCCACAACGCCCCATAGTTACAACTCGTTTTAAAAAATATACAGATGTTGATAAACTTCCCTATGGTATTAATGCAATAGTAGCAATCGCTTCTTATTCAGGTTACAATCAAGAAGACGCGGTTATTTTAAATAAGAGTTCAGTTGAACGAGGAATGTTTCAATCACTCTATCTTCGTAGTTATGAAGATGTTGAAAAAAATGAAAAAGGACAACGTTTTTATTTTGGTAATCCATTACTCGAAAAGAACTCGCAAAAAATCAATATAGGTAAATATGAAAATCTGGATGATAATGGCTTTATTAAAGAAGGAACCTATGTCACAGATAATACAGTGATCATCGCAAAATGCAATCAATCCTCAGATAAAAAAGGAAATGTTGTTACAAATATATCCGGAACCAAAATTAATTCAGGAACATCGGGAATTGTTGATAAAATATCAGTTACTAAGAATAAAGAGGGATTAAGAACATGCAAAGTAAGAGTGAGGAAAGTCAAAGTTGCCGGAATTGGTGATAAGTTCGCTTCACGATGTGGTCAAAAAGGAATGTGTGGTATGGTTCTTCCAAGTTGGGAAATGCCATCAACAGCCTCCGGAATAGTCCCTGATATTATTATCAATCCACATGCGATCCCAAGTCGTATGACTGTCAATCAATTACTTGAAGTTATCTTAGGTAAAACAGCGTGTCTAGGAGGATATTTAGGTGATGCAACACCGTTCCAAAATAATGATATTAATGAGTTTACAAAAGCTCTTGAATCATACAATTACCAGAGAAATGGAGAAGAAGTCATGTATTCTGGGATTACGGGTGACCAGATTAAAACATCTATCTTTATAGGACCTACCTATTATCAAAGACTGAAAATAATGGTAGCTGATAAAATGCATAGTCGTGGAACTGGACCCCTTCAAAACTTAACAAGGCAACCCGCCGCAGGAAGAGCAAACCAGGGAGGTTTGAGGGTTGGTGAAATGGAACGTGATTCTATCATTTCACACGGTATCTCAGACTTCCTTAAAGAATCTGTTATGGAACGTTCAGATAAATTCTCTGTGTGTGTTGATAATAAGACAGGATTATTGTCAAATCATCCTCACGAACCAAATAATAGTAAAGTTGAAATACCCTATACGATGAAATTATTAATCCAAGAACTAGAATCTATGGGAATCGGAGCTAGAATGATAACTGATGTAACAACTCAAAATCCAGAAATTATGAAGTTTTTACATGAAACTATACAAAATACTTCAAATCAAAAAAATATATTGAATGATGATGCAGATCTTATCGATGAAGATGAGACAGATTAAATTACTCGTAGTTTTTCAAATAGATCAATAGCTTCTTTGTAATAATCCTTTTCCTTGTAATAAATACTTGTAATGTATTTGTCATTCTTATGAATAGTCAATGATTTGTTAATTGTTTCTCGCGTCTTTACATATTTACAATCCTCTTTTCCATGATAAGATATTTTCACAGAATCAACAATTAAATGATCGGTATTGTATCCTGTTAAAAGAATTGGTGAATCAGAAATTATTTCACCCACTGACTTATAAATATCACGTGTCTTAATCTTACGAATTAATGTTAGAAGGTTTTCATCTTTACTGTCCATGAAATGAATGACATCAACGATACTATCGGTTAATTTTATAAAATTAGTCCAATTATTATTCTCAATTGTATCGCTGATACATAAGATATCGTCCATTCCTTTGATATAATCCTTCATCATATATTCAATCGAACGTACGGTATGGTGATTATAGACCTCCTTGTACATTATAAAACGAATATGAAAGAATTCTTCGATACTTGTTTTCACTTTTTCTGAATAAACGATTTCTCCATCCACAATTGATGAGTTTTTCATAATCCGATCATATTCAATACCATAATTTAAGCCTGTCATTTTAATATCCCGAACGATATAATCGAAACGATCCATATCAATACCAGTCTTATTTGATACTATCTGATAAACATATTTCTTTTCATGTGTAATATATTTTTCCTGAGGATAAATAATAATATGAATCTTTGATATATCATCATCAGTCAATCCTATTTCATATTTATGATTCATAAACTTTAATAATTCAATTGAACGGTATTCATGATTCTTCTCAGGATTAACTATCTCATCAAATAAATGACTATACGGTCCGTGACCTAAATCATGAATTAATGCTCCAATTGTAATACAACGAATATCATCTTCTGTAAATTGATCATTTGTATTCAATATATCTATATACTTTTTGGATAGATGATAAACACCGAGTGAATGTTCAAACCGAGTATGAACAGCACTCGGAAATACATAATTACAACAACCTAATTGTTTAATACCTCTTAACCTTTGAAACTCTTCTGTATTGATGATCTTCTTTGCTAAATCGTCCAGAATGATATTACCGTGAATAAAATCATAGATTTCCATGCTATTTATTGACATCATTTACAATTCTATATCAAATTTATTTAAACCATTTCTTAATCCATTTATTCTTTCGTATTTCTTTCCGGAATACAATTACAAGTAATAGAAGCAAGACAAAAAATAAGAACATATTGTTTAATCGGAAGTTTAATAAATCACAAGAACTTATTTCAATATTATCAAATGGTTCAGTAGTCATTTCACGATCCTTCTTAATTCTATCTCTAACAACCTCACCACATAATTTATAGATATTGATATCAGAAGGGGGACCAATCGTTACAGGACAACATTCATGAAAGTTCTTTTCCATATAACCTTTTTGTAAACAAGACTTATTCTTTGGTTCTTCTTCAACCGGCTGTTCTTCTTCAACCGGTTGTTCTCCTTCAACCGGTTGTTCTCCTTCAACCGGTTGTTCTCCTTCAACCGGTTGTTCTCCTTCAACCGGTTGTTCTCCTTCAACAGGTGGTAGTTGACCTTCATTTTCCATATTTATAATTAAACCTTAGATTTTTTTTATTTAAGGAATGCATCATTGATATATATATTATGTATAGCCTGAACCTACTTAGCAATACACCCTTCTACAAACATATTCTACATTATATTTATATTAAGAATAAGAAACAGATAACCGATTTTGAATATGTTGCAGAGAGTACCGTGCAGCCATATGAATATGTTCGAAGAGGCGAAAGGAATACAATTAAAGTTTGCAATCCATCAGATACAAGTTTCGATTTTAATTATAATGATATGATTATTCATTTCAGTCTTGAAACCGTCACTATTAAAGATGGAAGTCCTGTTAAAATATTAACACCTGGACCAGGGTGTAATTCCGTTGCAGAAGAAATAGTCCTTAAAAGATTATCACTCTCCGGTGAAGATCATGATACTTTAATTCAATATGTTGATGAAGCGAAAAAGTATTGTGAAGATCAAATTCGCATATCTAAAAAATCAACCAATAAAACTATTAAGATTAATATGTGGAGAAAAGAATATTGGAACCTTCTTTTTAAAAGTCCGAAACGACCCCTTGAAACATTGTATCTGAAAGAAGGACAAAAAGAAAGTTTATTAAAAGATGTAAAAGAATTCTATGATCCCGATACAAGAGCAGATTATTTATCACATGGTATTCCTTATAAGAGTGTATTTATGCTTTATGGACCACCAGGAACAGGTAAAACAAGTACTATTAATACAATTGCATCTTATTTTGATTGTGATGTATATGTTATACCTATATCGAAAGAGCTTACAGATTATGGTTTAATTGATGCGATTTCATACTTAGAAGAAAAAGAAGAAAAAAAAAGAATTATTGTCATTGAAGATATTGATTCTATTTTTACCAATCGTAAAAAGGGGGATGATGAAAATGGTATTACACTCCAAGGTCTTTTAAACTGTTTTGATGGGTTTTCATGTGTCGAAGGCACCTTACTCTTCATTACAGCGAATAAACCTGAGTTTATTGACAATGCTTTGTTTCGTTCTTGTCGAGTAGATCATAAATATGAATTGGATTATGCGGATGAATTTCAAACAAGATGTATCTTTCAAAGAATGGCTCCTCAAAAAGACAAAGACAGTTTTGACAAGTTTTATAAACTGATTAAGAATAGAGAATATACAACAGCTATGTTACAAGAATTCCTATTTTTTAATCGCCATAAAGAAACAATCTTTAATATTATGAATGAGTTTTATGAAATCATTGAAAATAATAAATCAGACTGTTTTGAAAAAAAGAACAAAGAAAGTATGTATAACTAATTTAAAAATATGAAACTATTTAAATTTGATTAATTATATAAAACTATTATAATATAATATATAAAATGGATATTGTTGATAAAGTAAATAATTCGCGTTATACATTGAAATCTATCCTTTCTGATGAATGGGATACATCAACTATTGCAGATTTATCAAGAGAGGAAATTGAAAAAATGTATACTGTCCCGTCCTCTTCTACATCGTTAATCCCTTTGGGGAATGCTTCGGGTTGCAATTTTTCAATCCGTCATAAACATATTCCTTCGCATCGTCTTCATATTATCTATTTTAATTTCCCTGAAATTGGAAGACAAAGCTCCAAAGTTACAAAGTCAGCTTGTGATAAAATTGAATCCCTTTACTCATCAGGAATGATTGATTTTGAGGATAGTGTTTTCGTAATAATCAATGATAATGTTTCCGAATCTCTTGAAAAAAGTTTTACTGATTTGAATATCCGTCTTATGAATGAATTAGAAGCAAATCAAGATATTGATTCTATGGAACAAATAAAAAAAGAAATGGAAGAAAATAATTTTCCTCTCCAAATAAGACATTTTAGGAATGTGTATATCTTTGGTATTGACGGATTAACAAATAATATGCTACAACACAGACTTGTTCCCAAACACAAACAGATTCGTGATCCAGATGAAATTCAGAAGGTTCTTACTCGGTGTAATTGTTCTCTTCAACAATTACCCATTATTCTTAAAAATGATGCAATTAGTAAATTAAAAAGACTTACCACAGGAGATGTGTGTGAAATCACTCGCAAAAGTGTTAAATGTGGTCAATATCCATTTTATAGGGTATGTAAGTAGTTATTCCAGGTATGGTTTCTCTTGATTGTATTCATCGAATACTTCTCGTGGTACATATTTTATTTGAACACCTTCTGTACAAGAGGGTTTCATTTGTTCGGCATATCCAGCAACAATTAATAATGTTCCAACTATGAATAACATTAAATCAACTCTCATATAACTAATTACTTATTTTTTTTCTTCTCGATTTTTGAGACTTATTCTTTCTTCTCAATTTACGAGACTTATTCTTTCTTCTCAATTTACGAGACTTATTCCTTTTCTTTTTTGTTCTCTTTCTCCCCACCTTACTTCCTCCACCCATCATTTCAGCCAGGTTTGTCCACAGTAATCCAGGCTTTTTATTTTTAAACCGATAATAAAAGCAATCATCAGACCATTCTATTTCTTCGTGATTAAAAATCGTATTTAACAAATTTATTGATTCCGATAGGGTGTGCTTCACATCGACGGGAAGAACTCTCTCTACTACATGATGTTTGTGACCGCCTACATCATCGGTGTGTTCTTGGACATCGCCGCTCAGGTACGCTCTGTCAGTTTTTAGAATTTCGGTTGACGGATCGGATACAGTTGAGACAGGAGCAGAAGACACACCTCCCCCGAGTTGTCTTGCTAAGGCGTCCTTTAATAATGGTATTTGTGCACGTGCCATCGTATATATTAATGGCATAGGTGCGGCAGCTGCAGCTGCACCAGATGGCGAGGCAGCTTCGTATGTTTTCCGTCCACTTTGACTATTGTATGCTAACATTGCTGAGGATATGCAACCACACGCAAATATAATAACCCCATTAAGACCATCATTACCCTCCATTAAATCATTATAATCTTTTGCTGCCCCCTTTAAATTTTCTATGAATTTTGCGGGAGGCGCCGCGTCCCACTCGGCTGTCCCGCCGTAGTGACGCACGAATTCGTCGCGGGTGTAGCTGTTGCCGTCGTTCGCGTCGATGCGCAGCTCCGACCCCTGTGCTTGTGCTTGTGGGTGGGTAGGTAGAAGAGGGGTAGTGGATATATGTCTACCACTTCCACTAAATGTACAAGGGCCAAAATTGTCTGTGGTCATACGATTCCAAACTTTGTTGGCATTTTGAGGGTTTACACTTAATTTAATGATGTGATTGCCAGAGCCTTCGTGTTCCTTATAGTCGACATCATACAACATATAACTACATTTTGCTTGATTGAAGATATTCGTTGATAGAAGCAAACATCTATTTTGAGCCTGTAAACATAAATTATCTATCAATTCTTGTTGATCCGTGGTAAGCCCGCCGATCACTTCATTTATTAATGTTGACATTTTTATTACTGGTCCTCTTACAGGTGGAAGATTAATAGCTAAACCGTTTATAATTGATTGATATAAACATGGAACAACATGTTCCCATTCATTACTATGCTCGGGAGGAGCTGGGGGGGAGAGTTGTTTAAAATGAACTTCTTGATGTGTTCCATAACATTTTTCACGAGAACCGCTTGGTGAATAGCCGGCAGCTAATGATAATTCATATGGTCGCGGTGGATTTGACAGGGCAGGTGCTGCGGCAGCACCTGATGGGTGTAGCGCATCATGAATGTTTTTAGCTTGTTTTTGGGGTCTTTGTACTTCTATTTCATCTCTGTCATTTACTCCTATTATGTCTGCAACAATTGAACTGGATTGTTTTTCTTGACTAATTGGTAATACCTTCGCATCTATTTTACTATTAATACCGTCAATTGTTGTTTTTATGTCAATAGCTGATCCTTGAGGGAAAGCCTTTATACCGTTTAATCTTAAATGGAGGTTTGCTGAATTATCCTCTTCCAATTGTTGGTTGATTTTTTGCAATTTACGAGACTGACTATTAACATCGCTTTGCTCAGACGAATTTTCAAGCATTCTTTCCAACTCTTTGCCTTGCTCCACTAGAAACCATAGGGGTTCTTCTCTGTTTCTCTTGCGACGAGACCCCCGTATTTCTGGTCCTAGATCTTTAATCATATATATATATATAATATTATTATTTATCATCTAAATAATATAGTGTCTTACATTTTGGAATGTCCTTATCATTTCCTAATATAGAATGATATAACATTGATGATAAAATGAATAAAGATATAAAAATTATTAAACTTCTCATAATATACTATTAATATTTAAACTACTGAGAAGATTCTTTTAATTTATTTGCCATCCACGGATCAACACTTTCTAAACTATTCTTTAAATCAGCATCAACCGTCTCACCCACAGATTCTTTAATTACTTCTGGTGTTCCCTCTGCCTCAGAAGTGGTCTCAGGCTCAGGCTCAGCATCAGTAGGGGTTTCCTGTTCAGGCTCTGCCTCTGCCTCAGAAGTGGTCTCAGGCTCAGGCTCTGCCTCAGCATCAGTAGGGGTTTCCTTTTCTGCCTCAGCATCAGTAGGGGTTTCCTTTTCTGAATCAGCATCAGTAGGGGTTTCCTGTTCAGGCTCTGCCTCAGCATCCTGTTCCGGATCAGCATCCTGTTCCGGAATCGGATCTTCTAACTTTTTCTGTTCTAATTCTTCTTTCTTTCTCTGTATGGCTTCTTCTTTTGCAGCCTTCACTTTCTCTCTTTTTTGTTCTTCATAGAAGATATCTTTGTTAATACAATTGTCTTTGTATTTCTCCATCATATCATTTAATTGAGAATTAATATATTGTTCATCTTCTATTTTATCAGCACAAGGGTCCCATGGTAGCCAATATCCAACTTGACCAACGAATACATGGAAATCTGCATCGAGGGATTGAAGTTTTTTAGCTCTTTTGTCAGCTTCATCTCTCGTATTATAAGTTCCTCGGACTTTCAAACCTCTGATATTTGTCTTAAATTCATTTTGTTCATCAAAATCTTTTTGAAGTTCATCTTGAAATTTGTATGTAAAATCTTTGTATTGTTCAATCACCTTTTCATATTTCATATCCCTATCCTTGCAGATGGATTGTAAAAATTTAGCAACTTTAAATGCTTCTTTTGATTCGATTAACGTTTCGGGAGATACAAAAGACAAACATACATAGTTTTGGCCAGGGATTTGATCATCAACTTCAAGGTAATCAGTTTTTTCTTCGGTCATTTATATTCTATGTTACAAATATTTTTAAATATTTTAAACTTATATATATATGGAAATATCGGTTCTTGATTTTGTATTAATAAATAGTTTATCTTATATATTTGGTGTAGCTACTGGATTAATTATCTGTTGTAAGAACAAAGATAAATTCTTAGTGAAATCAAGAAGTCTTGAAAATTTATCTATGTATAACACATCAAGACCACCAACTACAAATCCACAATATGATAATGGGTCAGCAGTTATTGCGACAGCCGCGTCTGCGAAAGTTCCAGAAAATAAACAAGTCAAAATTACATTAGAATAAGGAAACTTACAAATCACTGATTCCTTCTTTCACCCCACCGCGGGAGATCGCCAAGACGCCGCAGCTCTTCTGGATCCCTCTTACTTGATTCCCATAGATTAACGAGATCCTGATTTGATACTCCCTTTTGCTCGGCAATACTCACATACCCTTCAAATGTTTGGGGTTTATAAGGATTACCGTCACTATCAATTATTGGAGTATCACTATCGTATGGGACCCTTCTTTCACCTGTGCTTTTCAGTTCCTCACGTAACATATCAAATGAAATTAACTGTCCATTATAGCATACTTTCTCCATAACATAATCTCCTGGGTTCGCTATATTTTCAATCCATACTTTTATAATATCGCTTATTAATATTTTTGTAAGAGATATACCTTTTATATCAGTATCGTCATTCATTTTACGGATATGTCTATATAAGTAGTCTTTATTCATTCGAATAGCTGATCCAGACCGTGTTAATAAACCATGATTAATCATTCGTAAGAGCATTTCTTCACACTTATAAACATGTACAGCTCGTTCACTTAAACGTTCTTTAAATTTAAGATCTGTAAAATCTTTTTTTTCAAATCCAAGATGTTCAGACATAATCTGAATATTTTCCATTATTGTAACATCCGCCCCTTTACTTTCCTCATATTTATGCTCGTCTTCATCAAGTTTATTCATGATCCATCGTTGAAGGTTTTCATAATTCATCCTTGACGGTATATTTCCCCAAGATTCAGGAAGGTATCCACTTGGAAGAATATCCATAAGAGTAAGGGCCTCCTTAAAATTATCTTTACAATTGCATATCACGTTTTGAATACCATTTCTTAATGCGTATTCTAATATATTACGTAGGGGAGCATCAAGACCCTCTAATACATCATTTAATAGTTCAACGGTAAGGCGACTTACTTCGTCACATCTGACCCGGATACCCTGGATACTCGCTTGTAAGCTGAAACCAGGTTTATAAGACCTATTGGGTCCTGAGTCGGCGGGGGCTCTTTCGAACCCTTCCAGAAGCTTATCATACGTTTCTTTCCACCTAGGAGATTCAGGTCCCTGATCAAGAGCTGGTCCAGGAGCCATGGCTTGTCCATGAGACATGGCTGGTCCTGGTGCCTCGGGGACAGGAGCCATGGCTTGTCCAGGAGACATGACTTGTCCTGGTGCCTCGGGGTCAGGGACTCCCCATACCGATACCGGTCTCCTCAATGGCATCGTGTCACTGTCATCATAATACTCTGATGCACTGTCAGTCTGTGGACGTTGCATCGGCGAAGCTGCGGCATAAGAGGGACGTTGCCTCAGTGAATAAAGGGGTCGTTGTAATGGGGTAGGGTTAACTGATGCTGATGGCCTACCACGGCGGAAGCTCGCAGGGAGAACCGGTGCCGATCCCCTCTCCCATACTTCCAACTCCTTCCTGACTTTCTCATCTTCCGACTCCCCGTCAGAGACCGAGAGGTCGAGCTGGTCGGATAGGGTCTGCTGCTGATGCACTCTATCTAAGATATCTTTTATTCGTAGCCTCTTTTGTTCATTTATTTTGTCCACCGTTGTTCTTCTTTTGGACATCACCTTTATATTATTGGCGTATATAATAATCTTTATAAATTTGATAGAATAATTTCTTATACTTAACAAACAATGTTTCCAAAAAACTTTGAATTAAAATGTATTTTGTATCAGTTCATAAAGCAAAAGAAAGTCCCTTGTGATATCGTATATCATATGTACTCTATCATTCAAGAAGAAAAGAAACGTATTGATAATGAACTCCGGATCTTTTATAAAAATATCTATTTGTTTAATATCCTGGATCTATATCCTTTCTTATCTCTCAGAGTATGTCTTCTTGAATATGATTTAGATGAAGCAAAACACGATCATGAGAAAACATGTCCTTCCTTAAAGACAGACATTTTTCAATATAGATTGCCTGAAAAACGGAATATGGAATGGGCAATTGAAAAGTATATAACAAAGACAAATTACATCTTACCTGATAATATTCGTGATTCTCAAAAATCTCGTCTTCAAATGAAAAATCTATTACTTGATATCAAAATTATTGGAGAAGAAAACTACTTAATCTCCCGAATAAAAATTAAAGAGAATGATTATGATACACTTGTTCCAACAACACTCCCTTTAAAAATAAAATATCTTAATAAAGAACCAAGAGAAGAAATTCAAATGGATTATTTAAATTATCTGGAATGGAAGGATACAGAAGATTATTTAAATTGGAGGATATTTGTGAATGAACATGGAGAAGGGTTATATACAACCTAAATATAACATAGACACATCATTTTTTAGTGATAGTAGCACTATTACACTTCGGTATATGTCTGTTGTAGTCTACATTATTTGAAAAACTTTTTCCACAAATAAAACAATGACGATTTGTAAATAATAAAGATTCGCGAGGTTCTTCTTTGAATGATGAAAATATACAACCCATATATATATATTATATATCTGTAATTAATTAAAGATTTATTTAAAAATAATAAAAAAAATGGTTCAAGTATATACACAAAATACAAATGGAAATGTTATTCTCCTTTGTGGAGACCGTAAATCTTTTCGTTGTCGTCAAAGAGCGATTGATTCTAACGGTCTTAAAGTGAAACCAATGAAATTTATGAGTTTAAAACAAGCCCATAAAAAAGGAAATACTATTTACGGTCCTGTTTATTTTTATACTATTTCGAAGATTTAATTGAAAGTATTTTATTTAATAACACCATTTTTATATGAATTATCTCAGTTAGAAATAAACTATTTTTTAAATATTAACTATATTATATGATAAGTCAAAAAAAAAGTCGTCAAAAAAAAAGTCGTCAAAGACAAAGAAGTCAAAGACAAAGAAGTCAACAAAGACAAAGAAGTCAACAAAAAGTCAAAGACAAAGAAGTCAAAGACAAAGAAGTCAAAGACAAAGAAGTCAACAAAAAGTCAACAAAGAAGTCAACAAAGGGAAATAGACAAAGAAGTCATAGACAAAGAAGTCATAGACAAAGAAGTCATAGACAAAGTAGAACAAAAGTAACGTCCTCTGAGCAAGAACGTGCAAATGAAGAGGTTTTACAAATGGAAGAATATCATCAGGCAAGAGCACCAAAACCATTAGCGAAAGTAAATCCTTTAAATAATGATCCAGTACTCAGAAATATTATTGGAAAATTTTTGTATGGTCCAGGTCATAAAACAGAAGAACAACTTGAGGAAGAAGAAGAAGAACTACTCCATAAATTAAATCAATTCAAAACAGAGTATAAGGAAATAGAAAAACATCATCCGCATGATGATCATCTATTTCAATGGGGAAAGATATATACTAATACAAGAGAACTACATACATTCGATACACAAAAAGATCAGATAAAAAAAATCCTACAATTCAAAAATAAAAATATAAAGGCTTTTACAGATATCCTAAATAAAAAGAAAGAACAACAATTATTAACTAAACGTGGTTTATATAAAGGTGATGTCATTCAAGATGAAGGTGGTATTCAAGAAGATAGTATTCTAGAAGATGATAATATATTACTATTTTATGAATCCTTCGATTATCTAAATAATCCAGAAGAATATGAAAGAAAACTTTCAGATCTCTATGATCCCGATTTAGGAACGAATGATAATTATTGGACAAGGTTATCTAAACATCATCAAAAGTTACCCCCAACATTACTCCCTGTAACAGAAGAAGATAATGAATCTGTTTATGGAAAAGAAGAAGACTTGCGTTATTATCATCCCCAAAAAAAAGTAGACGAAATGGTCCTCCATTACAATATTCATACAGAAACATTACCACAAATAAAAGAAAATATTAAATATTATGAAGGTAAACTGGATCGATTTTATATGCTTGAACGATTATATCAGAATGATGATGGACTCACTATATATTTATGTAATAAAATTAAACAATTAGCTCTTGCAGATCAAAAATTATATCTTGATAAAGAATTTAAAGATGAATATATTACTCCGTGTAGCGATAATAAATTACTAACAGAAATTTATATTAATACATTCAATACAACTCCCCATCCTCTAAAAAACTACTTCCTTGAAGGGAGTGTTCGACAAGAAATTATGAGAGGTGATGGAGAGATTATATTTCTCCCTCGTTCAATAACAGATATTCTCGATGAAGTCCCCAATAAATATTTATCAGAATGGGCTAAAATTGATGTCTTTCATTTCATCACTGATGTATTAGAATTACCAGAGGACCTTCAACTATTATCAAGACATTTTAGCGAAAATAAGAACTTAGAAAGTTTCTTAGATAAAATAGAAGATCATCTGACAAAAGTAGTCTATTTTGATAAGGATGCGGTTGAATTGGGCTTCAATTTTGTGATAGATGATTATACTTCAGAATCAATCGGTTGGACCAAAGAAAAACTTCAAGAAAAACAGGAACAGTACCGCTTTGTAAAACTGACGGAAGAGCAAATAAACTCCGGTGTTGCAAGTTGGTTAAAAATTGATACTACAGAAATGACAGATGAAGAAGTATCAAGGATAAATAAAACATTACATCATCACGATTTTGATATTGAAAAAACAAAAAGATATTTAATACTATTACTCATGGGGTTAGTTCAGAATGAGTCATTTAAACAAGCTAACCATAACAATTTAAGTAGGTTAGTTGTGAGTATGCAACGTATAATAGAAGAGGATTTAGGAATAGAAGCTGAATTGTCATTCCCCCACGTGTTCCCTATTCACCTTGATGAATCAACTTATCAACAGGCTCTTGAAGAAGTATTAGCTTATAATCCCCCATTAAAAGATGAAAAATCAATAGAACTATACATCCGAAAAAAAATGTCTTTTCAATTATACAAAGATTATTATGATTTATATAAACATTTCGATAATATACTCCCCAAAGAAGAAACAGATTCATCAGACGATTTTATAGATCTTGATTTCTTATAATAAATAAAATATGAATTCTACTTACAAAAACTAACCCTAATATCCATTTAAAAAATAAATAGGTTAGTATAATAAAATGATTCGTGCATGTATTTTTGATCTTGGAGGGACTCTTGTGGATAGATATTCCTTAACACCTTTGTTATCACTGAAAGAAACATTTTCAAGAAAAGGAATATTTGTTACTAATCAATCCATTTTGAAAGATATGGGCAAATCCAAAAAAGATCATATTCAACATATATTGAAGAAAGAATATGTACATGACCATTGGACGTTTCAATATGGTAAAGCCCCCGATACAAATGATATTGACCTTCTTTTTAATGATTTTAATGAAATTCAAAAAAAAAGATGTGATGACATTATGGATGTTCTTCCCGAAACTGAAAAGACTATCCAATATTTACAAAATAACAAGATCTTTTCAGGCTGTACAACCGGTTTTGATAAAGGAAATATGGCTCTTATTCAAAGAAAACTTAATTATCGCGGGATTCATCTTGATACTTATGTTTCATCAAGCTGCCTAGGAAAACCGTCGCGTCCAAATCCATCAATGATATTTGAAAATATTGCACACTTTAATATTAATGATACAAAACAAGTTATCAAAATAGATGATACAAATGTTGGAATCTTAGAGGGGAAAAAAGCGAACTGTTGGACAGTAGCAGTTGCACGGTGGTCTGTCAATATGAATATTCAATCCATTGATGAAGCTTATTCTCTTTCAGATTATGAAACGAGTGGAAAATTAATTCAATGCAAAAAAGAATTAATGAAATCAAACCCCGATTTTCTCATTTCAACATTAGATGAACTACCTCATGTTATCCAAACAATTCATAATTATCAAGAATGATTCATAATTATGTAAAATAGATTGAATAATAATAATACTCTTTTAATAATGGAAGTTTGTTCTATTTGTCTTCAACCTATGAATGAAGAGAAAACAATTACAAATTGCAACCATACTTTTTGCACCCCTTGTATTGACGAATGGTTTAATACAGGGAATAATTGCCCCATGTGTCGTGAAGGGATTACTGAAATTATTAGGAATCAAGAAAAAACAAGAATTATCTTTCATCAATTAAACCGTAGGTCGCAAGTAGAGGAAAACAATATATTATTAATCAATGCAAGCCGAAGACAAATCAATTATACGAGATTTTTTAATTGTATCTTATGGTTTCTTCTCATATATGCATGCTTTCAAAATTATATTAAATCTTATACTATTGTGAGTTTAAATAATCAGTTATTTAATTGTCAACGAAATCTTACATTATCCAACGAAAGATCTGATGAATTTCAGAATGAACTAAATAATATCGATGATCTTGGTACAATAACTGTATTCGAAAGAACTTCATCAAGTATTATTTTGTGTGATTTCCCACGTTATTTTATTAATAAATGTTTCGGATATATATAAAGATTTATTAAGTAACTACAAGTAAATGAATATTAATGATCAAGAAGTAAGTCAAATTATCACAAAAGAATACAAACGTCAAAAAGAAGGTTTGGAGTTAATCGCTAGTGAAAACTTTACCTCTCAAAATGTCTTAGATGCTCTTGGTTCAATTATGACTAACAAATACAGTGAAGGCCAACCTGGAAAGAGATACTATGGGGGAAATCAATATATTGATGAAATGGAACTTCTTTGTAAGAAAAGAGCTCTTTCACTATACCAATTAGATCCGAATGAATGGTCCGTGAATGTTCAACCTTATTCTGGATCACCAGCTAATTTCGCCGTCTATACAGCACTATTAAAACCCCATGATAGAATCATGGGTTTAGATTTACCAAGTGGAGGTCATTTAACACACGGATTTTATACAAATAAAAAGAGAATATCAGCAACAAGTATCTTTTTCGAATCATTACCCTACGAAATCAATCAGGAAACTGGAATAATTGATTATGAAGGACTTCGTGAAAGAGCATTGGTATTCCGTCCGAAATGTATCATCGCTGGTGGATCAGCATACCCCAGAGATTGGGATTATCAACGTATTCATGAAATCGCAAAAGAAGTTGGTGCCTTCATGTTAACCGATATGGCTCATATCTCAGGAATTGTAGCGACCCAACATGCAAACAATCCATTTGAATATTCTGATGTTGTTACCACAACAACACACAAAAGTCTTCGTGGTCCACGTTCAGGCATGATCTTTTGTAAAAAAGAATATACTGAACAAATTGATTTCGCTGTTTTCCCCAGCTTACAAGGAGGGCCTCATAATAATGTAATTGCAGCTGTTGCAGTAGCGTTACAAGAAGCGTCCACGCCAGAGTTTAATGATTATATTATTCATGTTCAAGAAAATGCAACAGAATTAGGGGATCATTTAATGAATTATGGATATAAACTGTCCACAAATGGAACTGATAACCATTTACTACTCATTAATCTAAGGAATCAAAACATTACAGGTAGTAAAGTTGAATATATCCTTGAAACATCTTGTATGAGTGTCAATAAAAACTCCATTATAGGTGATAAAAGTGCGTTGTCACCGAGTGGAATAAGGATCGGATTATGCGCGATGACTACACGGGGATTACTTAAAAAAGATTGTCAACAATTAGCTGAACTAATCCATCGAGGGATACAATTGGGTTGTAAATTACAATCTGATGCCAAGAAACTATCAGAGTTTAAGAAACTGGTTGATGAATCAGAAGAAGTTCAGCTATTGAAAAAGGATGTTATCCGTTTTTCAGAACAATTTACATTTCATTATCGGATTTAATAGTTTCAATCATTCATTAAATATAAATACATAAACATCATCTTCGATAAGTTTGATACAAAATTATACTCCCCCCATGTTAGAACTACATATCCTGATACAATAATGTATTGGAGGCTCATAGGTATAGTTGTATAGTTTACTTCGTTGAATAATGTAGTATTGTTCATCCTTAATATTCAACTTATAATATTCAACTTATATTTTACTCATTATTCGTGCCCATTCCGATGGATCATTCTTATCCGGTGGTGCATTTAAATATTCCCAATCATAGACTCCTCCAACATCTGGATAAATATATTTAATTTTCTTAATCTCATCAATAAATGATGTTTGACCCGATTCCATACCCATTATTATTTTATTCGCTGGATAACCATTCGCAATCATCTTCTGAAATGTTTCCAATGTATAAGAGTCATAACATTGACAATTAAACCATTGAATTAATTGACCCTCCTCAGAATTGTATAAATCCTTGTAACTAAAACCACCCATACCTTTATCGTCTGTCTCTAATGAAAATGCAACCGGAGCCATCGTAATAATAAAATCATCACCGAATTCATCCGTGATCCGATTAATTAGCATCTTTACATCTGATATATTGACCATCTCTTCAATATCTAAATCAATCCCGCGAATCCAAGGCTTTGACCGTATCATCTTCACTAATAGAGGGAAATATATTTCGAAATCAGAGAATAATTCCTGATACGCTCCACCAGCTCCACCAACCATACAAGTTATTGTTACTCCTTGATTTGATATTTCTTCTGTTTCTTTCCATAATTTATCAAATATCTTATCATCCGGTAAATTATCATTCAAATAAATGTTCTGTATGCCCGTTTTATCCTTTCCGAAATGTATTGAAGAAACAATAATGTGTGTAACATCCTCAGGATGAACCATCATTTTTTCAAGACCTACAAATGTTTGATAATAATAACATACTTTCATTGAACCTTTTATATCCTCCCTCCATAATAAATTTGATTTTTAAATCTACCCAAACAATAAAGAAATATGACAGAATATCGCATTGAATGGGTAAGTCGGATAACAAACAATAAAGGACACGGTTCTTGGTTTAATGAGTCAGATAAGAAAATGTTGGAAAAGAATATCATTTCTTATAATAAAGAATACCGAAATAGAATCCACCATACGATCGCTCAACGATAAATAAATTTGATTTCTTATTACAATTTTTTTTAAAAATGAAAGACATTGAAGACACTGTCTTTGATAACAAGTTAAAACAGTTCTTGACAGAACTTGTTCAAGATGAGTTTGAAAGTCAAGATGAGTTTACCGAACGGTGCGTTTCACTCCGAACGAAGTATAAATTAAGTCCCAATAAACCCCTTCTAAGGAAGATTTATTTCACACTTCTGAAAGAAAAAGAAATCCAACCGAATCCATCTTTCCTGGAATTTTCACTGAAAAAAAAAGTCCGGTCAAACTCAGGTGTTTCTGTAATTACTATTCTAACTAGCCCAACACCCGAATATACAAATCAATACGGAGAGAGAGTTACTCAATCATTCAGCTGTGGGAAAAGTTGTGCATATTGTCCAAACGAACCTGAGATAAGGCTTCACTTAACTATTACAGATGTAAATCCGCATCAGAATATGTTCAAGGTTACTACACAAGATGATATTCACATTATACGATCACTTAATTATATTCTTTATCGTGAGAATCAATATCCCGTTGAATCGTGTAGTCATTTTACTGATAAATCATTTCTCATTGAGATGAAAGAAGATACTCCGTTTCCCTTTCATCTCAATGATGAACTAATTGGTGTGAAAATAGAACAACCTCGGAGTTACCTGTCAACAGAACCAGCTGTCCTTCGTGCAAATCGTGATAATTTTGACCCTGTTCTTCAAATCTACGATAGAGCAGATGCGCTAATGAACTGTGGTCATGAAGTTGATAAAATAGAAGTCCTCGTCCTTGGAGGCACTTGGGATCATTATCCTCTTGAATATCAACGTGAATTTATAAGAGATATCTATTTTGCAATCAATAATCTTGAACGAAGAGGTGTCGATATAAGACTTTCAATGGAAGAAGAAATTCATTATTCCCAGACATCAGGGAAAAGAATGATTGGACTTACACTCGAAACCCGTCCCGATTGTATTCATTTAAAACAAGTTCAACGGATACGAGAGTTCAATGTGACACGTCTTCAAATAGGAGTCCAACATATTGATGACGAAATACTCAATCATATTGAACGAGGTTGTACAACACAAGACACCATTCAAGGAAATCAATTGTGGAAACATAATGGAGGTAAAGTTGACTGGCATCTTATGCCAGATCTACCTGGTAGTTCAGTTGAAAAAGATATTGAAATGTTTCGGAAAATATTCTCTGTAAATCATATTACGCATCTATCTTCAAATCATGTTCGTTATGAACTAGAATATCCAGAACTTCAAGCAGATCAACTTAAAATATATCCTTGTTCAGTTGTTGATTGGACAAAAATTAAAGAGTGGTATGAAAATGGTTCCTATCAACCATATTCCGAAAATGAAGAAGATTTAATTCAAGTAATCGCCTTTATTAAACAAAATATATTTCCATGGATCCGATTGAACCGTATTATCCGCGATATTCCCACAATGAATATCATCGGAGGAAATAAAAACGTCAATCTAAGACAAAAATTACTCGCAGACAAAAATATTAATTGTCAATGCATCCGTTGCCGCGAAGTCAAAGGTCGTATTGATTCTGTGGATCAAGCCCAACTATTCATAAGAGAATATAACGGTGTCCATTCAACAGAGTTCTTCATTAGCTTTGAAAGTCCCGATCAACAAATTCTATACGGTTTTCTTCGTCTAAGAATAAACCATTCCAATCAAGATCTTATCTACGAAGAACTCCACAATTGTTCATTCATTCGGGAACTTCATGTATATGGATCTATTGTGAAACATCATTCCAAAGATAAGAAAGCCGTTCAGCATATGGGATTCGGTAAACGACTTGTTCAAGAAGCAGAAAAGATTTCACAGCGAAACGGTCATTCCAAAATAGCCATTATTTCAGGTGTCGGAGTTCGTGAATACTATGAAAATAGTGGTTATCGTCTCGTAAAGGACTATATGATCAAAGAAATGACGATTCAACAACCTTGGGATTTCTTTGAGATCTCGTTAATCATTGCAATTATTCTCATTCTTATCAGTCTGTTTGTCTAAATTTGATTGCGAGATAATAGATTATCATCAATAAAAAACCTACCATGAAAACAACTCTTGATTATTCCGTGATCAAAGCAGGAGGATCACTACATTCCATTGATCTCGCAGCAGCATTGTTCAATGATATAGGGACAGATGCTCTTCAAGGAATTATTGAACAATTCAATCAACTCGGAACAACCCTTTATCTTCCAGCAAAACCTTCTGAACTTGGAACTGGGGATGTTGCATCCAATTTCAGATACAAACATGACATGAAGGTGAACAGAGAGGTCATTGATAATTGGTTGACCATCTTTAAAACATATTCAGAGAATCCATCAAACAATCCTGTCGTTATTACAGCTGTTGACAGAACAGAAAGACTCTATACATTTCAACTCGGGGAAAGTGGAGAGATTGATGTTATTCATAATCAAATAATGAAAAGTGTAACTCTTGAAACAAAGATCATGAAGGAATTCCTTGAATCCTCTGGGATTACTCATGAAGATATGAAGAATATACGAATGGCAACAAAGGACTCTGATTTTAGAAGTTATGGAGCCGATATGATCGCAACAATTACTATGGTGAATTGGATGTTTCACCCTGAGATATTCAAGAAGGAATATCTTACACCCTATATCGTTTCCCCAGAACATACATTCAGTCGAGCGGAAGTTTCCGGACAACCGATGCTCCAACCTGTCGTTATTCGTGGAAAGGAATGGAAACCCAAAGAAGGCTTCGATTACCTATATTTCAAGGATCCCTCTTATAACGTAACTAATCAGTGCTTTATGGTTCCTGATCCTGATTGTATGCCTAAGATATACCATCAACTGTTTGAAGCCCTCAGTAATGAAGAGAATGGAACCAAAAAAATGATTCGTGAATTCTTCCTCAAACAGAGTACATTCAGTCGTCTGTCTGATTTCTGGCTGAATGATGTTGATGATGGCTTCACAATTCTAATGATTATTCATTGTTTTAAGTTCTGTTCTCTCTCAACGGAAGAAGAACAAGTTAGAGACCAATTTATCGAAATCTCCAAACCATGGTTCGAAGAACTTCATAAGTAAGTGGACTTTAAAAGTATGGGTTGTTTAATTGAATATCTTTTTTTATCATTCATAGTATATTAGTAACTATGACTATTATGAAACATTTTCAAGATATGGACAGTTTCCATTTACTATGTGTTGATTACTATCAAAATGAAATCTATAAAATATTTTATCTTCATGATGGTTCCGATAAAATATTATTCTGTTTACCCGATTGTCCTCATCAAGGAGCTATAAAGTATAAAAATGTATGCCTCTGTGGGTGTTTTGAATGTGTTTCAGATCGCAACTTTACATGGGGATACAGTGATGTCTCGTGTAATGGTAGTTGTTTAAGTTTTAAAGTGAACCCCCATACAATTCAAGGAAAATGTGGACCGTCTTCCTCACCGGGTAATATTCGTTCTGTTTTCCCTTGCAATGGCTCTGTTGATGGAAAAGAATTAACATATGAAGAATTATTATCCAAAGTAATCGAGCGTCAAATTAATCTCAATAAACCACCCGTTGTCCATTTGATTCAAAAACGTATCCCACGAAAATCAAAACAAATCCTTAAAAAATATCTCAGCAAAAACTATCACTCCAATTATACCCTGAATGAAGACGACATTCAGAATATTGAACAAATTGCTATTCTCTCGAAGAAAGAAGATAGTGGAACTATACAATCAGACGCAAAGCAACAAATGATTAACACCTATGAAGATTATTCTGAAAGATTATTCAATTATTCAATGAATCCACAAGAACAACTTCTTGATCTACTTGAACAAATTAAACAGATGGGTATTAACGAAACAAATTATTCACAAATGAAGTCCATCATTTTACAATTGTAAATATTATATTGAATACTATTATATGGATCGCTTTGAAGGAGATGATTTTGTTAAAAAACTTAACCGAGATATGACAAAAAAAGGTGTTCTCAATATTCTTATTTTAGTATTCTTCACAATATTATCGTATATATTTATGCAAAATAAAGGCTTGTTTGAAGGATTTAATGTTTATCATCACGTCCTATGGACTACATTTGTTATGAGTCAATTCATCTATATTTTGTATGTTCTACTTATTAAGAATAACAGTAGTAGCCGGGTCGTAAAAGAGACCTATAAATTATTTACGAGTGGTGGTTTTGAACCCTTTAAACAACTCGTGATTTTGACAGACGAAGACCCCATTTTTGGATTGTTATTGGTTATTATAGCTCTTATAATGCCATTTCCATTTAATTTGAAAATGAAAAATGAACATAAACTCTTAATCGCTCTTTCAAAGATAGGAGTATTTCATTTACTCGCGGCTATCTTAAAACATTTATAGATTTCATAATATATATATATAGAATGAGATGAAGGTCACCGATCTAAGTAATGATATCTTGTATTTAATACAAATGGAATTGTATTCTCTAAGAACAAAACAATCTTATCAAAAAGTTCAAAAGGATTTTTATACTCAATGGTACGAAAGAAGACCTCATTACCGAGTCTTTCAATCGGGAAGAAAGATTCATGAAGGTAGAGCCTTCTTACATCCAAAAGTAGGGGTCCTTCTCAATGTAAAATTCCCTTTCAATCATTATATCTATGGGATAAAATTAAAAAATTATATGTACAGTTACAGAACAAGTGAAGGTTCAGCCATATCAAAGTGTGGTTTAACATTTAGTCATGAATGGTCTGAGAAAAAAAAAGTTCAATTCTGTCAAGAAAATAAGTGGGACGATTATACAAATGAAAAGGAGTTCTATACTTATCTACTATGCAAGGAGTCCGTCTTACAAAAGTAATTTCATCGCCTAAATTTGAATTTAACATGGTGAAATACATCAAAGGAATACAATGGATACAGAAAGTTTTATTTCAAACCTTCGCCATATTACAAGACTCTATGATGAAGGGACTTTATCCGAAACCGAGTTCGAAGAAGCCAAACAAATCCTATTCCAACCCTATAACGAGAGAGTCCAAATTCCAAGGACTACTTCAATAGCTGTTCAAACAGATGATACTCTGACAACTCCTGTCCAATCCAACAGAAAAAGAAAGGTCAATGATCCAGAAGTGAGGGCTCATTTAAACGAATTGTTCCAAAATCATGATATTCAAATCCGATATGTTCAATCACCTGAAAACAATTCATGGGAAAAAATCAATCTTTCCGAACAAGGATATATCCTTGAAAATCTTGGATTTCATAAATACAACGGAAAAGAAACACTGATGTGCAATGAAAACGAAAATCTAGTTACTGTCTCATCACTACTCAAAAAAGTTACAAACCTTCAAACAGTTCGTTTCTTAAATCACCTCTACGTTATCAAGGAGGGAACGAAGTTATCTCTTATCAAAGAATTGAAACAAAGTGGTTTTCATATGAATTAATTACATTCATTGTCTATTTTTTTTTTATTGTTTAAAAGAATAAGAAATATATTATTATATATATATGGAAACGAATGAACTATTTACATCCCTTATGACAGCTTATATGGCACAAATGGATTCAGCCATCAAGATTGCTGAAACTATTTCAGACCATGGAAAAGAAGAAGAGGTTTCTCCTGATTCAATCGTAACCGGTTTAGTTTATCGTTTGATGGTTCCCATGGAAGTCCATGAAATGGAAGAATCCTTTCAACAAGGAAAACAAATTGTTCAGGATATTGAAAAAAATATAAGTGAAGAAGATGAGGATTTTGATACAGACTTTGAATTATCACCTGAAACAGATACACAAGAACACGGTGATAAAGTGATAATCTCCCGTAAAGTGAAAGTAAATCAGTGTAACTGTGATATCTGTATCAAAGCACGAACCTGTTTATTAAATTATCGTGATTATGAACCTAATGATCAATTGGCACAACGGTTTAAAGATGCTATCGATAATGCATGTAATGTTCATCAATTAATGATTTGAACATTTGTTTCGCTTTGAAAACAATCTTTCTCATTGTACTCAACTTTCACAGAATACTCTTTCCCCATCAATTGAAGTCTTTTTTCTGTCGGGACCTTATGAATAATATTATCATAAGGAATCACAATATTATTATAATCTGTATTGTAATAATATTTCGACGGATAATCATTCAGAACAATTATCTCTGAATGATTCAATCCACGAATACACAATGATTCATTCTTTTCTAATGACCGTTCCACCATACAATGAATATTATAATCAATATCATTAAAATAAATACTCTTTATAGTAACAAGAGTTCTTTTAGTAGCCACTAAGTCAGTTAATCTGATATTGATTTCGTCCTCAGAAGAAGAAATATATTCATGCTTTATCCAACTAATCATCGTTCTATAATAATAATAGACTCTGTATCAAATTTAATCATTAATGACCAGGAGTATTGTAATCTAAACAATGAGGATTACCTTCACGAAAACACATCGTTTTTGTACAAATACCACGTATACCATTATTCACAGAACACGTATTACACCCATCATACCACAACTTACAAGTAGGTGGAATTGTATTTATCAATGATGGATTTAAATGAAATTGAATCCCTTTTTCAGTCCATCTGTTATTCGAACACCCATCGCAATCCAATTCACCTTGGACATTTACAATTACATTATGAGGTGTAGAAGGTATCGTCATTTGACCAATAATATATTCTTTTTCAGTAGTAATGATCTCTTGCGGATTCATTAAAAATATCGCTCCATTATCTATCATCATCCCAGTCTCTTCATTCCATTCGTTAAATGGTATTCCTATATTCGCCAGTTTGTTGTCTGGATCACCATCTGTTATCCCGATTGTTAACCATGAATCATATCGTGAATTCGGATTAATCATAATTATTTCAGGTGAGACTCCTCCTATATTTGAACCGAATATACCGTCTGTTTGATATGCAGGTGGAATATTCATCATAGAATTTCCAGAATTATCTGATCCAAAAATTGCATAAATATTTTTAATATGACTATCTTTCACAATAAGTGATATCTGATAAGTAATGTATCCGTCAATACCATCCACTGAACAATGAGTGACTTCTGTAATCTTCGGACAAACAAAAGTAGAACTACAATCCTCATAGGGTATTTGACACGGTTCCGTAGGTCTGTATTGATGCGAATTACTACAATCCTCGGGGCAAGCTATATTGTCACCCTTTCTTTGTCTTTTCAAACAATCATGACAATCATCATAATTATCAGCACAAGGTGTTATCCACTGACGAACACACGACTGAGTATCCTCGCACCAACTATATCCAATACCTTCTAAACAGTTTTCAGAAGCAAATATTCCTGTAAGATATGTAATCGCTCCTAAGAATTTTATAATCATTTTTAATATATTCTTATTTTATTCTTAAATCCCTTTAAATTTGAAATGTTTTCTAACAATAAACTAAACAAGGTCCGTCCATGGGTGATTCAGTTGTGGAAAACGAAGAACCCTTCGGAGAATTGTATTGTCTCAAAACTGATGACTTTACACCTGAGGAACAACTTGAAATAGAAAAAATGAATACATGGAATCAAAAGATTGTACGTAAAATGAGCACCCTTCATTGCGAGTTTACAACTCCTTCACACATTCTACCTAATGGAATCAATGTTGTACAAAAGAAACATATCAACCTCTTCAATCCGGGTATCTTTGAACTCGGAAAAGGTATTTCAAAGTTCATTCTGAATACTTATCTTGTTAAAAGAAGAGTGAAGGTCGATGAAACAAATGGAGAAAAAATTCTCACATATAACTCACCTGTAAATGTGTTCCTTGATAAAATTGACAAACAATTCGTTTCTATCTTGAACAATTCGTCCATTGAGAGCATCAAATCAATACTAAACCATCCACATTTTACTGGATGTAAAAGCGTCCAAGATATTCAAAATAGAATTCCCACAGTCAAAGACCTGAATAAACGTTTCATTACAATTAAATAATCATTACAATTAAATAACCTCTTTTTGAATCATCTTCAAATACAATTTAATTCTTTCAATGAAAATATAAATATCCTTGATCTTATGGAATTTATATCTTATTTCTCCTAACAAACCCCCTGAAATAATACGTGAACCATCATCATAGAAATCTATCCGTGATGGACGTTGCAGAATAATGTAGTTTACAATTTTTTGTAAGGCCAGAGCCCTCCATTCAGGCCATGACATTCTTTGATCATCTTTCTTTGAATAAGTACCGGGATTCTTCGGTATTCCATATGAACGTAGGTTATGAATACCCTTTTCATCAATAATTTGTTGAAGTATTTTCATATGGAATTGTTCATGAATATAAATGAAATCCTTTTGGATTGAATAACCTTTTTGAAGTTCCTGAATCAGATTCACTTGAAGATAAAACACAAACTCATCACGTGAAAGTTTATTCCCCATATTATCTTGAATCATTAAACCATCGCTACCAACCAATTCAAAAGATAAATACCCTTCCATCAATTTTAAGAAATATTCGACATATTCCATGTCATTTTTTAACAATGCGTCCTCCTCAGAACGCAACGATAAATTGATGATTAATTGTGCCATTTTGTTTAAACATTCCAGAAATATACTTCAAATTTAAAAGAATAAAACGTTTAAAGAATAACTGCGTGTATAAAGAATAACTGCGTGTATAAAGAATAACTGCGTGTATAAAGAATAACTGCGTGTATAAAGAATTCTATTAATGGGGGAAATCACAAAAGAATTATATGCATCACTGGTTCAAAAATATAAATCAGATATCCAATCTTATAAAAGCACACTTCTAATCTATTTTCAACACCCCGTTGGAATTGGGGACCACGCGAATCATCTTTCAGAAATGGATCGTCTCCTTTCTGAAATGGCGTCGGCAAATGATAAACTTCGTATTTTAAAAGATAAATTTAGTAAATTATGATTTTACCTTAGTCATTATAAAAATGATGAATGGAGATAATAGAAGGAGGAATAATAATCCAGATACAATGTAATTTGCAATGGTCATTACATCTCTTAATAAGGATTCTTTGCAATCACATTTTTCATTTAATTCACGTAAATAGGCAAATTGAGTAATTATATTTAATAACGCGGACAATGAAACCAAAATCATAATCTTACCCAAAGGCTTATACCGATTTATTATTAACGCTGAGTAGTTGAATAAAAATGTGAATAATATAATTGACCTCATACTATCGTTATGACAATCCTCGTTACAATATTCTTTGATATTCATGTAATAATTAACAACCATTACAGCGTATACAATACCTACTAGATATACTAATCCAATAACAGGACTCACCTTTGTCTTTTTAGCCATATTTTATAATATAACATATATATAAATTTGATAGAGAAAGAATGTATTCAGTATCTCATTATGATAAAAACAAATGATAAAGTTGTCAACAATGATAATAAAGTTGTGATCAATGATAATAAGGTTACAACCAATGATAATAAAGTTGTCAACAATGATAAGGTGACTATCCCCGAAGGCTTACCACCAATCCCCAAACACCTTTTTCAACATAGAATTAATCCTCCCAATACGAAGAAAGAACACTATAATTAATATTAAGACCACTACTTGAACCCTACGGTCATTCTTCAAATCATAATTTTGTTTTATTAAGAAAATGATTAGAAACAAAAGACCAAGATTCTTCCACCCTATACGTTTTTTTGATAGTTTACTCTTTCGTGCCATATTCCCCTTTATATACATTAGAAAAAAACGTTATGTTACGAATATTAAGCTTCATTGTATATCCTGGTTCACTTTGTTTTGGAACCCACTGTATATTCACAGTTTCTCCAAGATCGTTTTGAAATGCGCGATCCATTTCAACAATGATAATAAAGTTGTCATCAATGATAAGACGGTCATCCCCGAAGGCTTACCACCAATCCCCAAACATAGAATTAATCCTCTCGATACGAAGAAAGAACACTATCAAATATAATTTATTACTCTTTATCAATATCATCCCAACCACTTTGAAGTATCTTTAGATCCACGAAGTTCATGATGTCTAATTTGTTTAGTTTTCCTGTATAGTGATAAACAGACGCATTACCTTTCTCATCTTTTAACGATTGAAATACAATCGAAGGGAACTTACGGACTCCTACATTAAAATGTTTCATTAAATATTTTTCATCTTTATCAATTTTAATGAGATTGACATCATTTTCTAGTCGCCCTCCTTCAAACTCTTCCCAAATCGAATTGAACTGATTACATTTCTTACAACCCTTTTTCGTAAAATAATACAGATTCGGTCTACATTTACCTTTGAACGCTCCGACATGGTTAATCCATTGTTCTAATGTCTTGAACTTCATTTTATCACCATGTCCTCCTTCTTTCATTTCTTTGAGGAATTCTTCTTCGGTATATATTCCATTCTTTTTTTTCACAACCTTCGATATACCTGTATAACATATCAACTGTTTCTTAACCTTTGATCTTTTGGATCTCTTTGATAGTCCTTTTTTCTGTGATAGTCCTTTGGATTTCTGTGCTAGTCCTTTTTTCTGTGATAGTCCTTTTTTCTGTGATAGTCCTTTGGATTTCTGTGATAGTCCTTTTTTCTTTGCTGGTCTTTTTTTATTTGATAACCCTTTGGATCTCTTACGAGTATATTTATGAGCACGTTTGGTTGTCATATTCACCTTTATATATATATTAGAAAAAAAACGTTATGTTACGAATATTAACCTTCATTGTATATGATGTTCATGTATCCTGGTTCACTTTGTTTTGGAACCCACTGTATGTTCACAGTTTCTCCAAGATCGTTTTGAAATGCGCGATCCATTTCAACAATGATATCACTAATTATACTTTTGGTTCTACAAGTTCCCGAGGTTGAATCAGACTTCACGAACAAACGGCATTCAGACGTTCTAAGATGGTTTAGAATATCAATGTCAGACCAGTTTGACTGTTCTATGTATTTTCTTTCGTTTTCCCAAGAAATATCTCTATCCCATAAACAAGAGGGATTACAACATTCACAATCTTCGAAACCACAACCACCGGGTTGACACCGGTGAACATCATTCCAATCAAACTCATGTTTTGTTCGGTTAAATCGTGTGGTTTTAGTTGGGCTCTCTGTTGCCCCCCACACAATATCTAGATCGTCTAGTAGTTCCTGAATATCACATCGTGATATTTTGAAAATCCCTCTGTTTTTCTCCGTAGAGTAAAAGTCATGTAAGAAACGATCATCTCTAACTGTCTGTGAGAGCTCTGAATCACTCTTCCCCGAAAGAGGTCGTAGAAGAATGATGTCCTGACGAAGTTCTCGTGGAGCGATCCGAGTAAATATCACTATCTTATAAGCCAGTTCTTGGGGGAGATGACGCCGGAGAAAACACAGTTGGTTCAGAAGACCCATTTCTAAATTGTTTTTTTGATTCAATTTTAAAAAATTTCAAATTTCATGGTTCAACAACAATCACATTTGTTTCACCCTTCTTGCAGTCGTAGATCTTACAAATAATACAGATACACAGTAGTCCTATGATTATTGCGAAAGATATATCCTTACCAAAACCATTGTCATTCATTGTTATTATTGATTTCATGTTTCAATGTTCTATCAAATTTTATGAAAAGATAATGATTTATTAAATTTGATAATTAAGAGGTACTCATTTCTTCCAGTCCTTCAATGAATTCCTTACCTGAATCGATCTACGGGTGTTCTATTATTATCGGTTTAGGTAATACTGAAACATATAGTATCGCAAAGAAACAAGAAATGTGGGATCTATGGATCCGCTACAAAAATAATTGTCTCAAACAAGATGAACGAGTGACTAATATTCTTAAAACAACATACCCATTAGACAATTATAAGATGGAAACAACAAGACAAAAATGGGGTTGCATTGATGATATTCAATCGTTACATGAAGATATTACTCTATTTGATAAAAAAAATATATATTCACCAATTGAAGTCATAGCAGAAGTGTTCGGTTTTCCACCATTTAAATGGTGTGAATATATGAAAAGTAAAGGGTTTCTAGTTACATTATATTTTGTGAACTTGAATGGAAAGTATTCACGGAAAGGTAAGTGTGGATTATCCTTCTATGATATGAACCATACAACCAAACAATTTCATAAAATACCAAAAATCAATGAAGAAGACTTTCGTAAATTATATCAACGAGGAAAACGATACAACAATCTAAATAAAATGGTCAAGTATTCCGTTCAGTTTTATAAAGATCGCGGTATATGTGTTGGATTATGTGATTTATTAGATTTATGGGGTTCAGGTCCTCATGAAACAGCCATCACAAACTTTACAAAAATAGATTCCTTCTTTAAAATGGATCAATTAGAAGAAAATCTATTAAATGGAAAACTAACAGAAGGTGATTATATCGTTGAATGTAAGAAAATAAAAGATCTTTATGATTCAATTATTCAATCATAGTCTATTGAATTCCTTAATTATAATATTATAATATTATATATATATGACTGCTCTTCCTAAACGTCAGAGAATTGATTCGAAAAAACGCAAATATTTGAAGGAACGATCCAAAAAGAAGGAACGATCCAAAAAGAAGAAACGATCCAAAAAGAAGAAACGATCCAAAAAGAAGAAAGGTGGAAGCGCTACAAAACTGAAATCAATGGAAGGCAGATTTCAAAAATGGGAAGGTGAAGATAGAGGCATTTCTGCATTAGATAGTATGGTGAAACATTCCACCAATGAAGATATTCATGAGGTCAAATTATTACATCTTCTCCTCAAAATAAATGATCCTCAACTACTCAATAGCGACCTATACAAAAGATCTGTACAACATGTTGCTTCATTCTTATACGATTTTTTAATGAAGATGGAACACAGACAGAACTCTTTTGGATACGAAAATGGACGATTAGCTTCGGAAACATTTCTTGATAAAATGAACGAAAAAAATGAATCATTCAATGACATATACGAATTACAATTATTAAGACAACAGATTAGTAATCATCCATATATTGCATTACCACCATATGCTCCTGGGGCAATACCATATGCTCCTGGGGCAATACCATATGCCCCAGGGGCATATGATACAGGAGCTTATAATCCAGTTACTCACGCATATCCAATCAATAATAATGTAGTTCAAGCAGAACCATTGAATATGGATGAATTATATAATTTTGTAAATATGTTATTGGATAACTATTCTCAAAAACCATCCAAACGATCGTCCAAACGATCGTCAGAACCACAATATACAGATCAACCGATACATAATCTGGATATTATTCATAAAAAATATCTTAAATTGCCAAGAAAGGACAAGAAGGATATGATTATCTGTATTCATATATTTTTTGGCAATTTAGGAACAGCACAAAAACTACTCGATGAAAATAAACAAACTCTCAAACCCTATGAAACAATTTTTGATAATATTCGTTATCTTTTAGAACAGAATGATTCCATCACACTACAATTAATGGATCAATTAATTAACGATGAGAATCTGTTACTTGATCGCAGTTATGTATTGGAACAAGTGATCCCGGAACATAAAAACATCCAACCTACAACTCATTTTGTAATCTGGAATTCACAATCTTTCAGAAAAAACGCAGCAAGAAAAAGTATCCAACAACTAAGCACGAATATTAAAGAAAGAAATTATTTTGATGCATATTATTTGATTCAAGAAACATTTTACGATAAGAAAAGTGTATCAGTAGAAGATCATGGTGTAGAAATTCATCAGGATCATAAAAAGATTGATGTTCCTACCCCAATAAATACAGACAGTTCAAGTAGTGGTTATGTAAATCCTTTGGACGACATACTCGCGGCATTGGAGAAAGCGGCCAGGAATGAATCAAGTTTTTGAAATAGTAGTGAATCAGTTTAACGTCCATGACGGGTAGTGCGTCTTGTGGAGCGCGGTCTTCTCCTCGTTGACCTTTTTCTCCCCACAGTTGATCTTTTTCTCCGCACAGTTGATCTTTTTCTCCCCGCAGTTGATCTTTTTCTCCCCGCAGCTGATCTTTTTCTCCCCGCAGCTGATCTTTTTCTTCGCACAGTTGATCTTTTTCTCCCCGCAGCTGATCTTTTTCTCCCTGCGGTTCTTCTTGGAGAAGGTTTCTGTTTTCCAATGGCTCGTTCAACCGCTGCGAAACGTTCTGGACTCGCATGTAACCACTTTATGTCACGATTCTTTAACGAATGCGTTTCACCAAGTTTCTCTATATCTCCCTTACCAACACGTAGAGCTTTCCATTGTTTTAAATCACCACCAGAATCTAAAAAAGCCTGAGCTACTTCATGGGCTCTTTTTTTATTCACTCCTCCACCTGTAAGAGGTGGATGTACTGACTCAAAGGACGCCATTCCTCCAATATTTCCACCACTAAATGTGTATGAAGCAGAATTCGGTAAACATGAAGGATCCATTTATAATATAAACAATATTATAATCCTAACAAAATTTGAAAGATAAGTATTAAGGTACTTAATGCACAAAACAAGATGGAAAAAAGTCAATCCGAAGAAGTTCCAATTCTCAATGGAGGTAAGGATCCGATTGATGATATGAGAAAAAAAAGGGAAGCACAAAAGGCTAAGCTTGTTTCAAAGATTAAAAAAGATCAAGAAAGATTTGATTGTTGGATGAAGATAGGGGCATCTTGTTTCCTTAGTTTTGTTGCTCTATGTCTATACGGTATTTATTACTATTACTCGTCTACTTATGAAGAGAGGGACTATATTGACCATCAAGAGGCTACTGTTCATCACCGATGGAAGAATTACAGTAGTGGTGAACTTGTTGATTGTTCCTATATTCATCCATGTCGTGATTGGGATTGCCATACTGTGAGGGAATATTTCCGTAAGTTGCCGCATGAATGTAAATATGACGATTGGATGGAACAAATCAACATCTGTCTAGCTATACTTCTTGTCCTTGCCATATGTGTTTGTTGCTTTGGATAGAGACAATTCATTTTTAAAGATTTATTACAATAGCATCTACAATAGGAATATTCTCATCTCTTTCGGTATATTCAGCAATTACTAATTCTTCATTATCACGAATCATTATGGGAAACGCATTTACAATTTGAGGGGGATGAACTTGATTTTTTTTCTTCCATTTCCATTCCCAACATTCACAACAATTACAACATTCACAACAATTACGACATATCAAAATAATAGTTACACACAATACAAACAATATAAAGATCTGTTTTACAATTGATAGATCCATTGTTACAATATGGATCCATTTCTATCAAATTTAAGATACAATTAACTATCTTCTTTTGGATTGTTTCTTCCTTTTCGATTGTTTCTTCCTTTTCGATTGTTTCTTCCTTTTGGATTGTTTCTTCCTTTTCGATTGTTTCTTCCTTTTCGATTGTTTCTTCCTTTTCGATTGTTTCTTCTTCTGTAATTTATTATGTTCATTGTATTCATCCCAATTATATTCTCCGTTTTGAATAGCGTCTTTATGCCATTCAGTATACCATTCTAATTCTTTTTCTCCAAGCATCGCTTCACAATCAGAATTAACCTGATTCGGATTTAATACTTTACTTTTTTCTGCTTTCTTACAAACTCTCATATATTCTCTTTCAATCGAAGTTGGTGGTTTCGGATTTGGATCACCATAGTCTGTTTTTTCAACATATCCTTTTTTCTTTTTCAATTGAATTAATTTATCATATTCTTGATCCACATTAGAACCATAATCTTTTGTTGTCATTTGTCCTAATGACATTAATCTTCCATATTGAGTTATAATTTTAGTACCTTTTTTAGTGATTCGCCAGAATTTTCTTGATGGACCTTTTTTAAATTCAAAATATGCACTTGTTCCTGATTTCTTATTCTGTGAACCACCTGTTTGTGATTTCATTCTTTTTTCGGCTGCGGAAGCACGGATATCTCTTTCTAATATTTTTTCCAGTGCCTTTTCTGCTCTCATTACCCAGTCCTCCTCCGACATCGACTTCTGCTCCGGCTCCGGCCCATGCTCCGGCATCGGCCCATGCTCCGGCTCGGGCTCGGGCACTAGATCCGCATGGACCGATGCCGGCTCATTCTCAGGCACCGGATCCCCTTCATCTTCATCTTCGGGCACAAAAACCCCGCTCTTCTTCTGCAATTGTGGGTCATTTTCGGCCTCTTCTTTACTCCATGCCAACCGCGGTTTAACGAGCTGCACCGGTTCGTGCCCTTCGGCGAAGCCTTTTTTTAATAGTTCTACCTTCGGTTGTCTATTAGCCAATTCAAGTGTTGTTGGTTTATGGAGGGGGGTATCTGTCGCATGTAGGCCCCACAGCTGATGCAGGAGGTAGCGCCCGCCATGCATGGAGGAAAGTTTATCCAAAGGAGCCATCATATTCCCATTTATCATATTTTTTGCTATTATATCAAGGACTTCATAAGGTAATGTAGACGCATTTTCATTATATTTTGTTACTATGGCTAATGCTAAACGTTGTTTTGATTGATCGAGATTTATAATTCTCAACATTCCCGTTACTCCTTCTCTTAATTTTTTGTTTTTGAGATCTATATTATATGACGTCTTGGTGGGGGTAATTGCACTTTTTGATATATACCCATAAGTAGTTTCTTGTTCCACGGCACTCGACATAGGGATATGTAAGATATCCCGGCGACCTAAAATTCTCTTCTTAAATGTATATTCGGATGTGTGTTCCATATTAGCTCCCGCCCCTACATATAAAAAACTTGCTTCAGCTGCCGGAGATAACCCTTCTTCTTCTTCTTCTTCTTCTGAATCTGAATCTGATTCTGAATCGGAATCTATCTTTTTATCATGGACCATATTTAATATATTACCCCCTATTTCTCTACTTTCTATGAGTATTTTATCCTCTTCATCATAATCAGCACCTTCATAATATAAAATACAATTGTTGGGATAAAAATCATTTTGTATGATCAATTCAGCATACTCTGGATTTGATATATCCCCCTCAAAAAGAACAGGAATATAACATATAGTAGGTGGATGAAAATCATGTATTGGAAACCAGGTTGAATGATTAATATATATATGCCTTTGATAATCAGTTATTTTACCCTCTTTAACTCCCTCTGCTAACTTATTCAAAAACTTTTCAAGATTATCTCTATGATATCTATCGGGGCGCCGTGTATTTCTCACCAATATCTTTAAAATTGTATTTATTTGCCAGCTTAACCCCCCTCTTTTTTTGTAAAGGAGATGGTTGACATCTATATCTTTAAGATATACATTAATATCAACCATATTATTCCCTTGTGATTCTTGAAATAGTTCGTCTATTTTTTCCTTGTCTTTTTCTGGTAGGTCTTCATCTTCGTAATACTTTATAAAATGAATGTTTTCAATACGATAACGTTCCAAATGTTCTCCCACGAGTTGATCTATATCAGATTGTTCCATATCTCGTTGTTCCGTTTTTGGAATGATGGCTAGGTCTAGATTCTTCTTATTCCATGAGTGATTTTCCATATATCTATTATTTAGAAATTAAATCTTAAAACATGAAATCACATAATCATACAACAATAAATATTAACTACGATTTCTTCTTTCTTCTTCTTTCTTTTTTGGAACATCGTCACTCATTATTTCATTCATACCTATTCCCTTTATTAAAGATCTTATAAAGAGTTTAAATTTGATAATTAAATGAAAACAATTGTATAAAATACAATGCCTTATCTAGTGATTGAAAAAGATTGTTCAAATCGTATATATACAGATGATGAACCCGAGATAACGATGTTGGAGTTTGAAACAAAAGAAGATGCAGAATATTATTTACTTCACGGAAAAAAGAAAAGTACCTCTCTTCAAGTATTTACAGATGGGGCATGTAGTGGGAATGGTTCTGCACTCGCGAAAGCAGGTATCGGCGTTTATTTTGGAGAAAACGATGACAGAAATGTCTCCAAAAGAATTCATGGAAAACAAACAAATAATACCGCCGAACTATCCGCAGTAATCGAAGTATTCAGTATTTTAGAAAAAGAAATCCAACAAGGAGAAACAATCATAATATACACTGATTCCGAATATGTAATTAAATGTTGCACTAGTTATGGTGTAAAATGTGAAACACAACATTGGAAAAAAAAGAAAGGGGAAATACCCAATGTTACATTAGTAAAAGAAGTATATTCCCTTTACAAACAATATGAGAATGTAACAATACAATGGATACGCGCTCATACAGGAAACTGCGATGAATTATCAATCGGGAATGAGGGAGCTGATCGATTAGCAAATATGTCTATTGGCAAAGATCAATAATTATAACGCGTAAACCACCAATTAGCACGTATTCAGTTCATGACATTTCTTTCCGACAACTATCAAACTTATTTAAAAAGGTTAATCTATTTATAGTAATAATAGTCTTTTTTAATAATAATAGTCTTTATAAAGTAATGGAAAATGTTGTCTTACTGTCTGGGAATTCTAATATTCATTTAGCATCTCAGATTGCAGAGAAATTAGGAATACAACTGAATGAGAACAACATTCCATCAATGTTCGCGAATACAGAATGGCATCCTCAAATACAAGATAATCTAAGAGGTAAAGATATATTTATCGTTCAATCAGGATGTATTAATAAAGAAAGAAATCTATCAGTTAATGATATCATAATTGAAACATTAATCCTTGTAGATGCTTGTCGAAGATCAGCCGCTTCAACCGTCAATATTATCATGCCTATATTTCCATATGCACGTGGTGATAAAAAAGATGAACCAAGAGCCCCAATATCTGCTAAACTTATAGCTAATCTATTTGTTTCGGTGAAAATAGATCGTCTTGTTTCTGTCGACTTACACGCAACGCAAATTCAAGGATTCATTGATATTCCATTTGATAATTTGTATTCTGTTAATTTGGTTATTGACTGTTTTGATAAATCTATATTTAAAGGACTTACTGTCGAAGATAGGCAGAATAAGTTTATTGTTGTATCTCCTGATGCTGGGGCTGTTAAACGAACACTTTCATTTTCAGAGAAGATGAAGTTAAATACAATTATTATGCACAAACAACGAAGTTATGTTAAGGCAAATACAATTGAAAAAACAATCCTGATTCAAGAAAATGAAACAGAAGATTATGAAGGAAAGACAGCCATTATTTGTGATGATATTGCGGATACTTGTGGAACACTCATATCTGCTGTTGATGCTCTTGTGAAACATAAGATAAATAATATTATATGCGTGATAACTCACGGTATATTTTCAAAAGATGCGATCCAAAAAATTAATCAATGTCACTATATCAAAAAAATATATGTGAGCGATTCAAGCCCCCAAGAAGAAAATATGAAACAATGTCCTAAATTAGAAGTTTTTACTCTCTCAGTATTACTTTCAGATGTTATCGAAAGGATCATAACCCGTAAACCTATCTCGGAACTATTTGTATTGTAAAGTTTCTACAGGTTATTAATAAATTAAAGATGACTATATTCTCAATCGGGGGAGAGAATAAGGAACCCGGAAGCCTATGCGAGAACTGGGACCCCATGTTTGAAACGAAATATTCAGAATCAAGAGATATGAATACCCCCCTACTGCGACCTACAAAATGAATCTTGAAGGAGGAAAGAATTACACGAAGGTCAGGATTACGACTCCTAGGAGATCTCATCTAATTGTCTATCGGAATTCGAAGATGTTGTCCACATGTAAGGGACATTCCTTATGGTGATAGCGGGCACTTAGACACTCCGGCCCACATACATGCTTTTCCACCTTTTCTTTAATCTTGCCATCATCCTCCTCTTCTGCCGCCGGGGCTTCCGTCGGCTCTTCCTCCTCAGGCTTCTTCTTCCGCCTCCGCCGCGGCGAGAATTTTCTTTCGGAAGGTATGAAGCTCGGCGCGGAGGCACGGAGCTGGCTGGTTGCACTTGGTATAACCCACTCGTCCTCGTCGTCGGATGATGACGAGAGCGAGGAGGAGGAGGAGGGATGGCGATCCAGACCCGACATCTTGATCTTCTCCCTCTCCGCCGCCCAGCTCTCCTGCTCCGCGGGCCGGGCCGGCGCCTCTGCTTTCGCTTGGGCCCGTGCCTGCTCAGCGGCGATGCGATCAGCCTCCTGCTCCGCGGCGGCTCTCCGTTCCTCTGCTTCCGCACGAGCCTGCTCCGCCGCGGCGCGGGCTCTCTCCTGCTCCGCGGCGGCTCTCCGTTCCTCTGTTTCCGCGCGGACCTGCTGCCGCAACAGTTCCGCCTCGAGCTCCTCGATCCGCGCCTTCTGCGCAGCCTCCGCCGCGCTCGCCGCCTCCTTCTGTGCGGCCAACTTCTTCTGCATGTCGACAGCGTGCTTGATCTTGTGCTTCTCTATCTCATCTGCTATTATGGTGTTCGGGCGGATGCTGACGTGGTCTCCGTCCTCAATACCGCTCTTCCCCAGGGTTGTATCATCTTTTAACAGAACACCACCCTTTCCTATTAAGTCGTAAAACCTGCCGTCGGAGCCGAGGATTCTATCCACCACTTCTTTGAGTTCATTAATCGTGTGCCGCTTGCCCAGCTCCTCTACGGGATACTCATTGCCCGTGATCTCTTTGACCGTGAACTTGATCTTCTTGGCCCGCTCCTTCCAGCGGCCGCCACCGATCATGATCCCATCATCTCTTTCAAATCTCCCTAGCGTAAGTCTTTTACCTCTCTTTGTAAGTCTCTTTGAAGTTCTTTTACTTACACGTCTCTTTGAAGTTCTTTTACCTCTCTTTGTAAGTCTCTTTGAAGTTCTTTTACCTCTCTTTGTAAGTCTCTTTGAAGTTCTTTTACCTCTCTTTGTAAGTCTCTTTGATATACGTCTTGCTTTTCCTTTCATATATAATATTACTAATATTATATTGCGTAATCGATTTAAAAAAAGAATTATAACTTATTACCGAAGACATAATTATGGATCCATTCAAACAGAACGGATTGCTATTAATTGAGATACATTTATAGAAATGATTAATCATTGGTATATTCTATTTCCATATAATTCAATATTTCCAAAGAATGAATCGCGTTATCAATTGTTCCATTCTTTTCTTTATTAATTCTTGAAACTTTTCCGAGATATTCGATTCTCTCAGAAAGTTCATCCAATCTCTTTTTATTTTGTTCTTTCGTCACTATATATTCTTCTTCATTACATTGATTCAACTTCTCTACAATTATAATACATTGATCTTTAAAATCACCGACATCCATAAATAGAGGCAATCTAAATCGCGGCTTTACATTCCTTTTGTTCTCGATAATATCTTGTTTAAATCCTTCATATGTTTGTTCTTTTTTATTTTTGTTGATCTCATATTGAATTACTCTTGGAAAAACACATTGAATGAAATACAGATATTCGTTGAGTTTAATCATTTCTATACTGGAATCTTCCGGATATCTCGTTCTTCCTGTCAAAGGGAATTTAGGTGACAATGTTTGCAATGCCAGATTATCCACTTTCCGATAAATATTTATCGAACCCTTCTTCGTTTTCTTAAACAGTATAAACGGTTTTATCAATTCAGTCATGAGCTCCATTGATTGAATATCATAGGAAGTGTCATATTCCTCTAAGTTGACAATATGATTCATCAATAGATTTTGTTTATAAACTGTTCCTTCAATCAAATTTGAAGATACTAATTTTGATTCCACATAAAGATATCATTTAATACAATGGACGCTGTTCTCGTCAAGGCAATAACCGCAGCTTGCTTTACATGTTTACTATGTTGCGTGTTCGGACAACTATTCATCTGTTGTATGGATCGTAGAGAAAAAGAAAAGAAAAATAAAGTTCAACCAGTATAAGTTTTAAAAACATATTCATATCGTATTTAAGCAATTCTTTTTTTTAATCTATATATATTATATGAACTTAAATAAAGAAGAATTATGACCGATCAAATTAACTTTTTATTAAAAAAAGACAACCAAAATAAATAATTCATTGATCTAGGTAAGTAGCTCCTTTAATTCAGAACCCAATTTATAATTAATTTTGTCAGAGTTATTATCTAACCAAACAATTATCTTCGCTATTTTTTCTTCTGCCGTTTCCTTTTTAATAGTATCTTTTTGAATCGGTCTTATATGCGGATGAACTGTATGTATCATTTCAACCCATTCTCTTTCTTTCTTCGTTTTGTGATATGGAAAATCATATGGTTCTCCATAAATACCATCACGTTTCCACAGTTGATCAGGTATCCAATGTTTATTATTTATCCGTTTGTCGGGTTCATAACATCTTTTACAGAAACCATCTTTGTATACTTTTTTTGAACATCTTTTAAAATCATTATATTGACAGCGACCCACCCCATCATAACTGATATCTTTATTTCGAATACACTTATTCGCTTTACAAGTATCCATGTTTAATTATACAGAATAAATTAATGTATCAAATTTATTCCGGTCCTTTGTTTCCATTTGACATCCTTATCTTCTGAGTAATTTCCTTTAATTTATTTCTTCTTTTAAAAACAACCCTTATAAATGTCATAATTAATACCGTGTAGGAAGTCAAGAAAATCCACAACCAAATATTCAGTTGTCCGTCAGTCAGACCATAACTCATCGGTATATCTACCCCAGAACTTCCTGATTCAGAACCAATGTCGTGAAGGCGACCCGCTTGGAGTGGAGCTCGCGAAGTACAGATCCGCTTTGAATCTCCATTGAATAGTTCACTGATGGGATTCGTGCGACATACATATCCAGCTCTATTCTCTTCTCCACCCGTACATACGTTACTCAATAGTGCAAGAATATCCTGGTTATTCTCATCCTCGGGATGAGTACACCAGTCCCATGACTTTATGTTTCCAACAGCATAGTTGACAACAACAGTACTCGCCATTAGAATATATCCAAAAAGACCTGCAATCACCATAGATGGTCCTCCAAGTTTCTTGTGGCGCTGAGCAATACTACCCAACGTTTCATCCATATCATTTACAAATAATACCGCAATACAGTTCATGAAATAGTCAACAGGCGTGGAACATTCATACATCAATAATACGTAAGTCGCGTAGATACCCGCAACTACACGGATGATAATTGACATAAAAAACAATGACAATGATATTTTTATTGAACATTGTCTATCACTACCGCAAAAATCACGCACCATTACTTTTAATCCCCTGGTTTCCCGATTTATATTTTCTACTCTTACGACATGTTCGCCATTTTCTGATAATTCTTCTATATTTCCACAACATTCACGTATCCCCGTACAGGTAGAAAAACAAGTAATCGCTTCACTAATAATAAACATGATAGTAACCTGAAAGCAAATGAAGAGAAGCACAGACATCTGCATAGGGTCGCGTTCGGGATCTATTTCAGCGTATTCTTCTGAACAGATCTGGGCAATACCAAAAAATAGCGCTATCTGCCATGACTGTATGGCAAAAGCCATAACCTTCTCAGACAAATCAGAGGAGAACGCATACTTATAGGCACTGTTCTCTAATTTTTTCTCCGCATAATCAAACAAACTCCCACGAATATTCTCTGATGGATCCGGTTCTTCTATTCTCGGTATTAATTCCTCACCCCGTATCTCTTCTTCATTATTACAATCATTGATAACATTATCATCTCCATATTTATCCTTATATTCTTGGATTATTCTTTCTTCATCATTCTCCGTTTGATCAGGTATGAGTTTGTGGATTAATATTGGATTATTGACCGGATCATCATTATATGAATCCAGAGTAAGTTTTGGATCATTGGTTTTACCTATGTAATATTTGTCACTTTCCTGTTTAAAAACGTATACATACACCATATTATTATTATTATTACAATAGAGAATAAATCTTTAAACATATTCTTTACATAATTATTGTCTCTTCTATTTTTCTAATGAAGATTTAAAATTAGAATCCCATTCACTGATTCTTCGTATTCCATCTCTTTCCATAGAATAACCAGCTTTCTTTTTTTTCCTTTGTTTTTCAATCTGTTTTAAATCAGATTGAACCATATTATTATTTTTAAATGTCCACCGTTGATTTATAGCATCAAGTATCCAACCATATGCTTGACTCTTAGTAATAATATCATATAAATCAAAATTAACATCTTCAAGAGATTCAATTTTATCCAGATCATACATAACTTTCTCCCAATTCGAATTCATTTGAATAAGGGTTTTTATATGTGCATTTTTGACCGTTTGTAAACGGAGTAGTTTTGAAAGAGTTTCAAAATACATATCTTTTAATCTTTGTTCATAGGAATTTTTTACGACACCATTCATAAGAATTGGGTATAAATGTTTATTCTCAATAAATGTATCAATTAATATATCTTGTGCATTAATTACCTTATCTGTATCCCAATCACCCCGAAATATATTTTTCCCAATAAAATGTTTGGGGATATCTTTCTCTTCATCATCGCAATGAATTAATTTATTTAATAATTTTTTGGATTTAAATTTATTATCTGATTTTCGTAGTGTTGTAGCATATCCTTTTAATAATTGTTTATCACTGATTTGACGAATAATAAATTCGATATCTTGATCGGATTTTAACTCATTTGGAAATATTAATCCATAATCATTCATAGAGTAAATAAACCAAATAATAATATGTTCTAAATAAATCAAGTCTTCCCATTCATATCCTTTATTCGGTATTCTATGGATAATTCCGTGATCACCCGGAAAACCACACACACACCACTTATCTTTTTTTGGAATGTGGTTTTCTGGTTGTTTTATAATTTCAAACATTCTTATAGTTTTTTTGTTCACCTGCTCTGATTGAGTATCATATTTTTGTAATATGTTATCCACTAATTGTAATAAGGCCTCCTTTTCCATAATAATAATAGTATTATTTATGATGTATCAAATTTGATATGTTCATGGAAAGAAATTCAAAAATGACAGATTACAAACCTTGGTTCCAGAACATATCTTCCTTTGAAGAAGTAAGTTCAGAAGAAGAAATAGATTACAAATCAGAATATGAACGTATGTTGAAGGAGAACAAAACACTCTGTTCAATGATTGGAAAATTATCTTCTGATAAATCTGAATTAACTATCCAAATAGAAAAATTATATATTGAAGTGAATGAATTATCAATTGAAATACATGAACTAAAATCAAGTCTTGTGGACAAATCATTACTTAGTAACGATTGTTCTACTGCTGTCAAAGAATTATTAGAAATAGTAAAAGACAATCCAGATTTCAAATATACATGCCATCGTCATGGAGGGATAGAAAATGCTTATTATTCAATCATTAATACTATGGGAATAACAATCTTCTTCCTTGAAGATCATAGTGAAAATAATTTTAATGGATTAGGGGGTTCAGCTCTCATTACGACTCCTTCTCCCTCAGGTATAGTTGAAGGGTACAAACATAAATATGCATCAGTAACAGGTGATTGGGATAAAAGGACGACTTTAAGATCAACGAGAAAAAAATATGATATTCGGGGTAAGAAGGTGATGGATGTTATTGATATACTCAATACATTTCGTTAAATAATTGATCAACAGAAGTGAGACCCTCTTTTTTCATTCTTCTAATTGATGACCCTATTTTCCTTTTATTTAATCCTAATTCTGTTAACTGAGATCTTATTAAGTTCCAATCAACATCAGTGGATTGTTGAGTCGGTTTCGGTTTTACATATTCACTTACTTCGGGATTAATTATTTGAAATTGTTTCATAATGTTTTCTCTTGTAACATCTTCGGATGATAATAAATGGTCTATTCCTTTAATATTAATATATTTTTCAGTATCTATTTCTTCTCCTTTGTAATATACCATTAAATCACTAAGGGACCAACGATAAATACAATCATAGAAATGATTTAAAACTAATGAATTATTTCTAATAAAATGCCAACAATATATGATATCGCAAATTTTGTCTCTATTTTGGGGACATGTTGTGGATTATTTTCAAGGGTTCCACAAGTTTATAGAACCTATACAACAAAATCTGCCGGAGATCTCTCTACAAATACGATGATTATAAATATAACTGCGAATAGTTGTTTTTTATTTTACACAATTGTTAACGAGCAGTATCCAATTATGTTAAATTGTTTATCAGTGATTACATTAGAAGGCTCTCTTGTTTACATGAAAAATAAATTTGGAACAATGAAAAAAACATCAAGTCAGACGGATTTAGTAAGTATGGGTTCAGAGAATTAACGTTGTCACTAATACCACTTTTTATTTTTCGAAGGAGGGCTTTTTATTATTTTGAAAATACATTCTCCAAAAGGGGTGAACATATATCAAAATAGGAGTCATAATCAGAAGAGCGATGTATCTATGCATATATCCCTCTATAATGCTGAATCAATAAATACGAATCTGTATTAAAGTATGCTGTTAGAAAGATAAATACAACAATTAGTAATACTACAAATAGAATATCCATTTAATACCCATTCAACTATTAAATATCAAATTTGATATTTGTTTAAGGATTACTAACAAAATATATATGATTAAAGATGCCCAATTACTACACTCAATCTGGTCAAATTATTCGGAACCCTAATGCCTATGCAAGAACCGGTGCCCCTATGTATACAACAAGATATACAGAATCAAAAAATATTAATGCTCCAACCGCGATCTACAAAATGAACCTTGAAGATGGTAAGAAGTATGTGGGTAAGACGACCGATGTTGATCGTAGAATGAATCAACATTTCTCAGGGAATGGAGCAAAGGTTACAAAGAAGTTTAAACCGATCGATGCAAAGGTTATTGATGAAGTCCCTGGATTCTTTTCAGATGATGTTGAACAAGAATATACCGAAGAATACATTGATAAATATGGTTATGAAAATGTCCGTGGAGGTTCCTATACCAACTCTAAAACATTGAAAAATAGTTCACCAAAGAAGAAAACAGTTACATGTTATAAGTGTGGAAGACAAGGACATTATGCGAATCAATGTTACGCAAAAACAACAGTGAATGGTGATTCATTGGATAGCGATTCTAGTGATGATTATTGAGGTCTGCTCCAATTATATCATTACCTGGGTGGGGTAGATAATCCCAATCACTCCTTCACCCGCGCCCGCTCTGCCAAAACCCCGGGCTTCTCAACCTCGACATCTGGACGTTCTGTGCGCGGCTTGCTGCGTTTGGGGTGCAGTTGCCAAGCCGCGGGTCGAGGGCCGTGCACGGCGGGGTTCCAGCTCTTTCGTCTTTCTTCTTCCTGGTAGCGACGAAGCCCCTCCCACCCGTCTAAATACAGCACAGCATCGTAATGTCGAGGTTTCCCAGGAAGTCCTGGACGCCATGGGGGGGGTGGCGGCGGCCTTGGGTGGGGTGCGCGCTGGCCCATATCTTTCTTATCATCCTTTTTCTTTTGTCCTGTTTCTACATCTTTTACTTCTTTTTGAAATTTATCAACTGCACCTTTTCCTTCAACTTTCTCCAGTAAATTCAAA